CCACGCCGCATCTCTCACCGCATCTCTCACCGCAGCCCCCGCCGCATCCCCCGCCGCAGCCCCCGCCGCAGCCCCCGCCGCAGCCCTCACCGCATCCCACGCCGCATCTCTCACCGCATCCCACGCCGCAGCCCCCTGCTTGCGAGCTTCTTCCAGTGTGGGCATCGCAGATTTGGCCGTCTGCCTTGACACGACTGGCGGCAACGACCGCACCGCTTGGGCGACCTCGGTGCAACCGGCCAACTCCAGCCAGGCTGGCGTCTGAACTCGGATGAACCAATCCGCCGCCATCCACGCGCGCTTGCTCTCCTGCGCCTTCGTTCCCTTCGTGCCGATCAACTTGGGCAGGTAGGGCTTAAGCCGTTGCCTGCCTTCATCGTCCAGCGCGTCGTTCCACGACCGCATGAACGCCGAGATGACCGGACTGGCACATTTGGGACGGTCACTCCACGGCTCACCGGCCAGGTAGCTGACGACTTCCATCGCGCACGCCCCTTCCTCCAGGTTGGCGTGCCCTCCGCTCTTTAGCAGAATGTCGTCCAGGATAGACAGGCGGTCCTCGATCAATGTCATTTCGTTCCCCTTCGTCATCTAAAGCCCCGTCTCCTCTCTGATGGCCTTCAGCTTCGATCCTGCGGCTCTGATGAGCTCCACTGGCACCTCGGCAGCTTCTTCGACTTCGCGGGGCACAGCGGCGCTCAGACGGGCCAATAGTTCGACGTTCTCCTCGGCCAGCGTCTGGTTGGCGCGCCTGGCGACTTTCAGCTTCCGCTGGAGCTTCAGCAGTTGTTCGAGGCGGATCCGGTCGAAGGCTGCGTAGGTGAACTGGGTGGCGAGGGACTCGACGGTCACGCGTCCCACCTCTTGGTTTGACGGTCGTACAAGACGATGCTTCCGGCCGTCGCCACGTTCAGGCAGTACCGGCTGGTGAAAGAGACCAAGTGCTCGCAGTGATCCTGCGCCTGGCGAGACAGCGAGCCGTCCTCGGGACCCAACAGGTAAAGCGCCCGCTCTGGGTGATAGAAGGACTCCAACGGTTTGGCGTCGTCCGTCAACTCCACTCCGACGAGCGGCACGTCATATGGTCGGTGGGTTGCGAAGTCAAGCCAGTCGGCGTAGCTGAAGCAGGGAATATTGCGCCACGACTTGCACACATCGGCAGCCTCCCGCTGGAAGCGCTGGCCCACGGTGAACACATACGCCGCCCCGAAGCACACCGCTGAGCGCCAGAGGGTTCCAAGGTTGGCGGGTGTCTTGCCCCGCTCGATGCCGATAGCGCACCAGCCACGACTCTCTCGCGCAACGGACTTGACGGTCATAGGAAGTGGCTCCAGCACGCTTGCCCCTCCCCGCCTTCGCAGATCGGGCAACCCTCGTTGTGACGCCAGTGGATGTGGCTCCCCAGCGCCTGCCACGTCTTGAAGGGCTGGGCGCAGTAAGGGCAGCGTGGCGTCGTCCGCTCATCGCTGTTCGACCGCGGCAGGGTTTCAGTCATCGCAACTCCTTCTCAATCGTCCCGTCCAGCCAATCCTCGGGTGCTTCCTCGTCGTTGACTGCCGGGGAAAGTGACGCTGGGGCATCTGAGTCCCCCACCTCCCGTGAGAAGTGCAGCAAGACGTCACCTTCCCCGGCGAAGTGTGGTCGCTCGTCACCTTCCCCGGCAGACCTTGTGATGAGTTCGACTGGCACCTCAGGCGTTGCGACAAACTCGCAAGCGTGCGTGAGGTTCCCGCTGGGGAGCACGTGCCACCAGTAGTCCGGCTCTACGGCGCTTTGGGCTATGGGCTGGTGGCAATGGCGGCAGAGCTGGTCGGGGACGAGTCGGCCTTGGGTCACGTCGGCTCCCTCATCAGCATGTCCTCGAGCGTTGACAAAGCCGAGCCGTCGCGGACTTCCTTGGCGGTGAACACCAGGACTGTCCAGCCGTGCGTGGCGGCCAGCGTCATCTTCTCGGCGTCACGCGCCACGCCCCATCCGCGATTGTGTGCCCCATGGGTCCACGTGCCCCCGTGGATTTCGACGGCCAGCATCCGGTCGGGGTAGGCGAAGTCGAACCTGTACTTGCGCGGCTTGGCGAAAACCAGCTCGCGCTCAGGGGTTGGCAGACCGGCCCAGTCGATTTGGCGGGCGAAGTCGGCTTCGAGGTCGGACTTGCTCACTGGCGACGCTCCCTATCTCGCTGCAAATCCTCAGCGCGCATCTTCGCTGCACGACCAGCCCCCTCTTCGATCAGTCGCCTCGCGGTGTCCTTGAAATCGTCCGGCATCCCAACCTTTCCGGCCACCTGGGGAGACCGAGAGCCCAGCCGGGTCATGGACTCCTGCGAGTGCATCTTGTGGTTCGGGTTACAAGCAATGCATGGAACCCAGTCGTGGATGCCCTGCTGATCACCTGGCGTCTGGTCGATGTACCCCGGCAAGTCAGAGCCCGCGCAGCGGGCGCACGTCGACCGCGGACGAACCGAGCGGTTCCGCTCGTCCTCCCAGAAGATGTCACGTTCAGCGGGAGGCAAAGCGTCCTCCTGGGAGTCGGTTACGCATCCAGTTCTTCCAGGCGGCGTCGAAGTCCCGGTAGGCCTTGCCGCTGGCAGCGCTGTAATCCCGGAAGGCCTGCAGTTCGATCATGGGGTTGACGTGGTTGCGGCCGGGCTGCTCTTTCCACCACCTGATGGATTCCTCGCTAGGTCTCCAATCGGCGGGCACAACGCTCCCCCGCTTGCGGGGGGCTACGGGGGGTTTATCTGTATCTGTTTCTGCTTCTGTCTCTGGGGGCGTTACATCCTCGACAGTCGCGACCGTTACATCACCGTTACTTCCGAGCTTCTTAGCCCTGTGACGTGCGACTCTCTCGGACGCGTCGTCAGATTCGTACTGACGAGCGCACCAGTTGGGAAGAAACCACGAGCCCAAATCCGTGTCGCGTTCCATCATCCCGAGGTCACACATGCGGTTGATTCCCTTACTCACGTCGGCCGACTTCATCCCGGCGTAGTCCGCCAAGTCGGTGTCCGTGAACGGCACCCTCTCCGAGACGAGCAGCCAGCCGGGGCGACAGGACTCCCTGGACGCCGACAGGATGGCCACCCACAGCCACCGTTCGCTTGGCGTGAGACGCCGCATCTTGGGGTCTCGCATGGCCTCGACGTAGAACCGAAACCAAGGCCGCTTTGGTGGCGCCACTCACGCAGCTCCCTTCTTCTGTCTGTTCCTTGCGGTGAGGAGCTTCCGGCGCGCCCCGTGGCCCAGGCCACCCCAGATGCCATCCAGGTTGAGGTCCGCCATGGCGTACTCCAAGCAGTCGTTACGCACGGTGCAGCGCGCGCAGACGGTCTTGGCGGCAACCCTCGCATTGGCGTCCCAGCGGGCGGGGACGAAGAGGTTGGGGTCGAGGCCCTTGCATTCGGCGTAGTGGAACCAGTGGGAGGTCACGTGGCCACCAAGTCTCGGCCCCTGCGCGCGTACTCGTTCCACGCCTCCCGACACGGCTCGCACAGCTCCTGGCCGCTCCTTCGATGCCGCATGGCCCCGGCCGGTGTGCCGCATCTGGCGGTCACCTGCGGGACGACGGGCTTCATGAACACGTGAACCTGGTAGTCCACGCGGCAGACGGGGCAGCGGAAGATGGCCGAGCACTCATCCGCGATGACCTTGCCCTCGGTGAGCGGCTCCATTTGGCCGTGCTCGGGGCACGTGGCGCGGAGGTAGTAGCCCGTTGGCGGGATAATGCCGGGGTCGCGTATGTACTCAACGTCGCGCTCCCAACCGGGGAGCCGGAACTGTCTGTCGCTCATGCGTTCTCCCGTCAGGTCCAGAGGAGGGATGTTCTTAACGACTGGCTATCGCGGGTGTTTCCGGAATCGTCGGAGCCACGCCCCAAATCCCCACACGGGCTGGCTGTGGGCCACGTGGTCCCGATGTCGGTCGATGGCCACGCAGCGCCCACGGAGGCCGTGTACGGGGCACACGTCGTCGTTCATCGCGGGTGCTTCCAGCCGCGGTGGCCAGCGACGGACAGCAGGAGGCCGTAGAGGGCCACGCCGAAGCAGAAGATGGCGAGGATGGTCGTCAGAGTCATCAGAACGGCACCTCGATCGGCAGGCGGTTGGGTCGCTTCGCTCTCGCGCCGCATGCACAGCGCACCCGAACGACGTCTGGTTCGACTCCATCGACCCGCCACTCGTGGCCGTGCGGCGGCTTGGGCAGGATGACGGCGTAGTGGTACTCCCAACCCTCATGCGTCTGCTGCCCCGGCACTTGCCGCAGCACCCCGGCCTCGACGAGGGCGTCGACAAAACCCTGGGGATCGTCGAGAATGTGGACCGGCCGCATCGAGCCCCGGTTCGTCGACGCCCTGCGCGCCAGCCTGGCCGCACTGGACGAGGAGGCGACGTCGTGAACAACAAGGATCGGCTCGACCCGTTTGCCAACTGGCTGAAGGATCCGGCGAAAGCGATGTGGCCCTACTTCGCGGTCTCCCCGTGCGTCGTAGTCCTGCACGAAGGCGCGGGCGTCGGTGATGGACTCCAGGACGATGTCCACGGCTATTCCAGCGAGGAAGTACCGGGCGTTGGCGTCGAGGCGAGCGTGAGCGTGACCCAGTTCCCGTAGCTTGAGTGCGTTCTCGCCTCCGAATGCTTTGACGACCCTTCTGACCAGTGCCTCTCGGGCTTCGTCGTCGCAGATGCAGAGCGTGTTCCCGCAATCGGGGCAGTAGCCGGTCACGGCGTCACCGCCACAAACCACACGACAACACCACCGACCAGGGGGATGACGACGCTGACCAGCACCTGTAAGAACGGGGCCATCCCACTGGACCACGTGGCCCAGTAGAGGAACGAGGCGAACACCGCCACGACGACGAGCGCGGCGGACACCTGTCCGTCCTCACCCTTCCACCGCGTGGTGGTCGTGGTCCCCTTCTTGCGCCACGCCAGCCAGACGATGAGGGCCAGCGGGAAGCCGAGGACGGCCTTGACGATGTTGCCGAGGCTGGTCACGCGACACCTCCCTTGGCGTTGGCGAAGTACCAGTGCCCACGTGCCGCGAGCCTGGCGTTCTCCTCCATCCGCAGCTCGAGCTTCCACGTGTGCTGTCGGCACTCAGCCACCCACAGGTCGAACTCCGCGTCGTAGTGGACGGGGATGCAACTGGTGGTCATCAAAACGGCTCCTCACCGGTAGGTTGCGACGACGCGGACTCGGTGACTGCGTCCGGCAGCTTCCAGCCGCCCTCGATGGCTTCGGTAAGCCACGTGCCGGATTTCCAGTCGAGTTCCTCAGCGTTGACGCCAAACAGGTGGAGTGCGGCGAGGTTGGCGTCCACGTCCCTCCCGCGGGAGATGGCCCACAGCCGCCGCACCTTGCCCTCCGAGAGCTTCTCTAGCGACTCGTCGTAGCGGGGCTGTGGCTTTCCCTTGCTGGGTTCCTTCAGCTCCCCCGTCTCGGGATCGTGCGCCGGTTGGGGGGCACGTCGCACGGTTCCCTGGGCTCGGCGGTTCGTCGTGGAGCCGTTGCCGTTGGCTGGCAGTACGTTCGTCGCCTTGTCCTCGGAGTGCCCGGATTCCAACCCGTCCTTGGCCCACAGATCCAGCGCCACACCGAAGCGCATGGCAGCGTTGCGGAGCGCGTCTCCGATCCGCTCCTTCATCGAAGGCCCGTCGCCTACGCCGAGGCGCGTTACCCCGCAGACCGTCAGCCGAATCCACAGGTTGCCCTCGCGGTCGAGGGCGGGCAGGCCCGATGCGTCAAGGGACAGGGGCTCCCACGTCCACTCCGGGTCGACGCTCAACAGCCGGTCGGTCACGGCAGCGTGGCCGACGAAGTCCAAGTGCGCGGCGGGTAGGCCGTGGTAGCCACTGCAGACGTCGCACTTGCCCTTGGGCGAGTCCTTTTTGTACGGCTTGGGCAAGATCCCGACGGTGCCGGGCGGGAACGGCTCCCGCAGCTTTTCGAGTCGTTGATCCTCGGCCATCACGCACCTCCCACAGACACCACGTCGGGCACCTCGGGCAGACCCTTGCGCCACGTGACCAGATCGACCATCTTCAAGAAGACGTCGTGGTTGGCCTTGTCCAGCGGCAACTCGTAGAACGTGTAGCCCTCGTCGCCTCGCAGGTGGATGACACCCAGGCGGTCGGGTGGGGACCACGGCCCGGTGCCCACCTCTTGCACCTTCACCTTGCCGTCCTCCTCCCACGCCTCGTATTCGACGGTCTCGGTGGCGAAGGCGAGGGCGGTGAGCTGGGGCAGCCACGAATCGACGTAGATGCCTTTGCCGTCGTCCTGCTGGTTGGTGCTGTTGTGGGTCGGCACCATCTGTTCGCCACACAGATAGGTGTGGTCGGGGCTGTCAACGGCGATGCATTGGGTGGGCACCGACACGGTTGGCTCTACCGAGACGATGAGGCGGCGACGGCCGTGCGCGGTGCCCTCAACCCGAACGGCGTCCCGCTTGTGCGCCACGTGGCGGAATGGGTTGTCTCGGTGGGGGGTGAATGCCACCCGATAGACGGTCACCTCCAGTCCGAACCCATGCTTGGTGAACGTGGACTGAGACGCATGCCAACCAAGCGAGACGACCAGTTCGTATACGTCCGCCGCAAGCTGCTTGTCGACAACGTCAAAGACGGCCTGGCGTCGTTTCTTGTTCCAGGTTCCGTCGGTATCCATGAGCCCCTGCAGCAACGCAAGGCGCTGGGATTGGCTTCCGCGCAAGTACGACCTCGGGACATGCTTATCAATGCTTGTGTCTCCGGTGGCTCCCATCTGACCGCAAGCTCGTAGATAAGGACGGAAGCCCAACACGTTCCACGACTCACCAGGATTCTCTGAGAGCGTGAAACCAGCATCACGGAACGCCTGCGCAACCGGAGCCTTGAGTCCGGGCAGGCTCACCCGCGTGTCACAACGGGTTCCATCGCCCAGCCATGCGCCGAGGAGGTACGGGTCTAACGGCAGGTCGGCGTCGGGCAAATCAAGCGGGGCTGGATTGACAACGCCGTAACGACGTCGGGCACCGCGGCCCACCCTGGCGTTAATGTCGTCAGCAAGCTCGATTGTGGTCTTGACGCTGCGCGTCCCAGTAGCCATATGCGTGACCAGCCAGCGGTGGTCGTAATCACAAACCACCGATGACCCATCGTCAAACGTGACTCGGTAACAGTCCTTCTCATGGATGGCCGACTTCCCTACGACGCGAACAGGAGCGCCATCGTGACCGAAGACGCTGTCGCCGACAGCGATCGCGCCCATCGTGGTCCAACCCGCTGGGGTTGGAATCGGGGTGTCGAGAGATAGACCCTTCCAGTCGAGCAACCAGTCGTCCCCGACGATGCGGGCTCGCAGGTCGCCCGTGCCGATGTACTTGCCGGGGTAGCGCACCACCGTCTCGGTGGAGATGACCTCGGGCATGTGGTCGGCCCACCATGCCTCGATGCCGAGCACGTAGCCCAGGGCCGTCTCGGTCAGCTCGTCGGCGTTGCGGTCCTTCCACGTGCGGGCGTTGTGGTCGTGGGCGATGGTCCACTCGATGAGCGCCTGGATGTCGATGTCCTCACCTGCCGCGAACGCTTCGGGCACCTTGTGGCACAGCGTCCCCATGGCCGCCCGGCCGTTCCAGATCCCGGCGTGGTGCTTGCGGAGCTTGTCGATGGCGTCCGCAACGTCCATGTGCAGCCACTCGTCGTGGTGGAGCACGGCGTACATGGCCGTCTCGCGTGCCGCGCCCCACGACAGGCCGGGCTTGGACAGGATGTCGATGATCGTCGTGACGCTCGGCTCCGTGCCCCGAATCTTCGAGTACGGCCGAGCCGGGACCAGCGTCCTCTCTCTCAGCATTCCCCTATCTCCCTCTCTGGTGTTGCTTCGGTCGGCAGGTCGGCCAACGTGGCACACGTGCGCACGCCGTGCGTGTGGACGTGGCCGAACCAAACCCGCTTAATCTCCTCGCCGCAGTTGGCGCAGAGCGAAACCGCCCCAGTCCCGCCTGCACGTGGCGAGGGGGAGACAGCCGTTGTGGACGGGACTGGGGCAGAACTAGTCATTGTGCAGCGCGCCGTTCTCAATCTCGCTCCACGTGCGGGGCCGCACGATGAGTCGCATGGCTTCGGCGTCGGCCGGGTTGTCGTGGATGTAGCTGTGGTGCCACCAGCAGAGATGCAAGAGGTTGCTCAGGTCGTTCGTCCCCCCAGCGCTGCGGAGCGTGATGTGGTGGACGTGATGCGCCCAGTGGTCGCACGTGGGGTACTCGCACCGGCCCTCGCTGCGCTGGTGGATGAGCGGGCGCATGGCGTCGAGCTCGGCGTTGAACTCCGCGCCCCGGTTGCCCACGGCGTGTAGCGGGGTCTTCCGCTTCAGTGGGGTGTACCGCTTGAGGATGCCGCCGCGCTTCACGACGTGACCCCCCACGCGTCGGCCAACGTGTCGTGCTGGGCGTAGGCGCTCTCGATCGAATCGGTTTCGGCGAACCAGCCGCACTCGAAGCACGTCGCGCGGTACTTGTCGTCCGGCGCGGGGTCAATCGTCAGTTCGTGGTCACTCACTGAGCCTCCCCTTGGCTGCCATTTCGCGGAGGTGGTCGTAGATCTGGTAACGGCGCTCGCCGCGGTGCCAGTGGCGGAACTTCCATCCGCAACTGCACTCCGCCAACCGCTCGTCTTTTTGCGGGTCCCCGTCCTGAATGCGGTGGTACTCGACGGCGCTCACGGCAGGTCCCCACTCGCGATGGCGGCGAACATGCGGTCAGGCAGTGGGTCGTCCCACCACACGTCGACGAACTCGACGCCGCTACCGGGATCAGAAACCCCGGTGTCTCGACCGGCGTGGTAACGGTTGACCCGCACCTCCTCGTCGCCGACGATGAAGCGGACGCGGACGGAGCGAATGAGCTGGGCCGCTTGGTCCAGCCTGTACTCGTGAGCTGCTCGGCGGTCGTCCCACTCGAACCGGTCGTGTAGTGCGTGGTCGGGGTCGGTAGCTTCCTCTACCAAGTCGACCGGGCGCAGTTCGCCCCGACGCTTGTAGAGCTCCTCCAGCACCGCCTCTACAACGGACGTGGCGTCAGTCGTCATCCCGCCACCTCGACAATCTCCAACTCGTCGTTCACTTGGAAGGTGCCGAACGTTCCACCCTTCTCCGGGCGCCACTCGCCGACGCCATCGCCCGTGCCTCCGGCATCGACCAACGCCAACACTGAGGACTTGTCGTAGAAACGGGCACCGCCCACTACGGCCGACTTGAACGCCGCCGCAGGGAATCCCACACTGCCGTCGGCCATGCGGTAGATGGACTCTTGAAAGTCGCCTTCTGGATCGCGGATCGTCTTCTGCTTCTTCCGACCCTGCTGGGCGTCCAGCATGATCTGTTTCGCCTTGGCGCTCCAAGCGTGAACGATTAACGGCGCCGTGCCAATCACTGGGACCAGCACGGTCCGTCGCTCGATGCGTTGGATCGAGATCGCAGCCGATCCAGTTTCAGCCGGTGTCGCGACCTTGGTCCCCTTCGGAACCTTCCCGTTCGTCTTGACCTCAGTTGCCGTAGTCACCTCGAAAACTCCTCCCTCTTGGTTGTTGGCTGTAGGCCATGCCCGGCCCTGCCCAGCGGAGCCCTGACAGGCCCAGCCACGCATAGGCCATGCCAGCCGCGCCCTGCCATGCCCTGCCCAGCGAGGCCTAGCCGTGCCATGCCTGCCGTGCCGTGCCACGCCATGCCCAGAGCCGCCGGGCCATGCCACGCCGGCCTAGCCACGCCTGGCCGAGCCCCGCCTTGCCGAGCCGAGCCGGGCCAAGCCTGGCAAGCCATGCCGCGCCGAGTCGCGCCCTGCCGGGCCCTGCCACGCCCCGACTGGTAGAAAACTTCACGACTCAACCGCCTCGAACCGGTCGCACAGACAATCCAGGCACGCCTCCCAGGCCCACGTCTCCACGTGCGCCTCGCTCGAATGTCCGCAGACACATGAGCCACCAGCCGACGGGGACTGCACGTCCAGCCGACGCACCGTGGGTTCACTCACCACGACTGGCGTCCTTCCATGAGCAGCGCGCTCAGTGCCGCGCGGCGCAGGTTGTCCTTCGTCGTCTCGTCCACGTCGGGGAAGGCTGCGAGGTGGCGGTCGTAGTGCTGCTCGTGCCACGGCAACGAGTACGGCAGCGGGTAGCCCTCGGTGGGCAGGCACGGCATCCCGCAGGGGCACGTGTAGCTCACAGCCAGCCCATCAGTTCGAGCAGGCGCTTGGACTGCCACTGCCGCTCCCGTGGGGCGTAGGCGGCGTTGGCGGCGGCGGCGGCGGCGGCGGCGGCGGCGGCGGCGGCGTAGCGGGCGTTGGCGGCGGCGTTGGCGGCGGCGTAGGCGTAGGCGTAGGCGTAGCGGGCGTTGCCGGCGGCGTAGCGGGCGTTGCCGGCGGCGTAGCGGGCGTTGGCGGCGGCGTAGCGGGCGTTGGCGGCGTTGGCGTCAGTCGGATCCGCCGCCCACTTCTCAGCCGCCACGATGGCTTGCCGCGGACGCTTGTCGTCCGGGTACCGATCTTCGTAGTGCTTGAGGACACGCTTGGCACATGCGGCCGCCCATGTCACGGCTGTGCGCTGGTCTAGGACCCCGACCCTTTCCAGCAACCGCACTGACGTAAACGCGATCTTGTCGCTAGCCGCGACTTCCTTGCCGCGTCCTTCGGCAGTCCACAGCTCGGCACCGATGCGACAGTGCTCACCGATGCCCTCGAACGTTGCGAGATGCCAGCCGGATGCACACAGATGGGGCTTTACATCCGGTGTCCAAGCCTTCGCCCTGACCGGCCACTTGGTACCCTGGTACGGCGTGGTCCGGTCGGTCTTGAGCCACTTGTAGAGCTGGTCGGTCACAGCCAGCCCCTGACACTCCAGCGCCGAATGGTCTCGGCTGAGATGTCCTCGCCGTAGGTGGCCGTGAGGTGACGGGCCACGTCGTGCCATGACCGGCCGTGGTCCCGCCACCAGCCGACATCGTTGGCCAGGTCCCCACGGGTGAGCGAGTGCCACAGGGCGAAGGTGGTTTTCATGAGGGCTCTCCGTGGATGTGCTTTTCGAGTCGGATGACAGACACGCGCCAGCGGCGACCGAGTCGGAAGGCGCCCGGCAGTTCGCCACGCGCCGCGAGCTCGTACGCCGTCTTGCTCGCGATTCCCAGCCGACGTGCGGCCTGGGGAATGGTTATGAGGTCGGGGGGGAGCTGGGCGAGGGTCACGACGACGCTGCTTGCTCGTCCGGCATGTCCGGGGTGATGTCGGGAAACCCCGCTAGGTCGGCCACCGTCATCTGGAATGCCCCCGCGAGGAGAACGAGGTGTTCGTAACTGGGGGTCTGAAGGCCCTTCTCCCACCGCGAAACGGTGGACTGAGGCTTGCCGATTTGTGCGGCTAAACGTTCCTGCGTGCCGTATATCTGGCGCCGCCTCTTCTGGATCCGTTTGGCCAGGGCAGTCTTGATGTCTTCGACCACGACATAAGCATATGCGTATGCGTCATAGATTGCAAGCCCCATCCACCAGGGGCTTTGGTGAAATCACCAAGGGGTAGTTACGTCTATACGGCAAACGCATATGCGCATCGCGTAGGATCCGGGGTGTGGGATTTGGAGCAGCAATCAGGGGAAGTAGGAAGGCCGCCGGATTAACTCAGACCGAGCTGAAGGATCGCCTTCGAGAGCGGGACCCCAAGACGACCATCGACCAGTCGGTGATTTCGCGTTGGGAGAACGAATCCCCAGGGCGGGCACCCGATCTAGACGACCTTGCGGCACTCGAGGACGCTCTGGATCTGCCGAGAGGCGGCCTGCTGGTGCGCTCTGGGTTTGTGGCTGAGGTTGTATCCGTCGAGCTCGCAGTCATGACCGACCAGCGGCTAGACGATCAGGGGCGCCAACTTCTCATTAACGCCTATCGGGGCCTTGTTCAGCCGAAGCCGGGTCGCCGACGGGGAGCCCGATGACGAGTTGCGAGCCGAGGCATGCGAGCAGGCGCTTCACCCATGTCAGTTCCCACCGGAGCTGGTCTATCTCTGCCCCAAGGTCCCGATCCGCCCAACACCCGTCGACCATGTCGGCCCTCCTGCCCACGAACACCCGTTCGCCAGAAGATATTCTAAGGCTGGGGTGTTGATCCGCCACCGCAGGCATACGCTCCGTCGCCGTTAACGTCAAGGTCGGCAATCCGAATAAAACCGCCCCGCCACTTGGAGGTCAGCCACCATGAAGAAGGAAATGCTGCGACGGGCGATTGTGCCCGCGACCCTGGGCATCGCGGGGCTCGTGGCCGCTGGCTGTGGAGGTGGCGCGCCAGCCGCGGCGCCGCCCACGACGGCCGTGAGTGCCACGACGGCCGTGAGTGCCACGACGCCAGCCCCGGTGGCAACCAGTAGCCCCCCCACCACGTCCGCCCCTCCCACCACCGCCCCAGCCGGTCCTAAGACCAAGTTCGGCGACGGCACCTGGGTCGTCAACAAAGATATCGCTCCCGGCACCTATCGAACGGCCGGAGGACCGAACTGCTATTGGGAACGCGACAGCGACCTGACCGGGTCGAGCAACGCCCTGATCGCCAACGACAACGTCGTGGGACAAGCCGAAGTCACCATTCTCCCGGCCGATGCCGGCTTCAAGAGCCAGGATTGCGGCACGTGGTCACCGCTACCGTCATCGGGTCCCCAGGTGACGACGTTCGGCGACGGGGTCTATGCCGTGGGCATCGACATCGCTCGCGGCACGTACAGCGCTCCGGGGGGTGCTAACTGCTACTGGGAGCAGGACTCGGACTTCCTCTTCGACGGCAACGGCATCATCTCCAACGACAACCCATCGGGTCCCGTGACGGTGCAGATCGCGAGCGGCACCGTGGCGTTCAAGGCGCAGGGCTGCGGGAAGTGGACGGCGAGCTGAGGCGGTCGCACTAGATTCTGTCCTACCATCGGGCCTAGTAACAGACGGGTTTCCCTTCGTCTGCGCGCCCCTACGTTCTACGTTAGTGCAGCGTGCGACGCTTAAAGGTACTTGGCTGCCTCTCACTCCACGCCGGGGCAATATTTATGAGTCCCCTGCTCTGACCACTGAGCTACGGCCCCTGACTGGGATATCTGTCATGGGTTGCTCGGCAGGGCCTAGCAATGTCCTACCAAGTAGGTTACCATTGTGCCATGACCGGGACCAAGAGGGAGCGAAGTCCGGGCCACTGGCAGCTCCGGGTCTACGTGGGAAAGGACAGCCGGGGGCGGCCGATCCAGGTGTCCCGCTCCTTCTCTGGTGGCGTGCGGGCGGCGGGCAAGGCATTGGCGAACCTGGTGGCCGAGGTGGACGCCCAGAAGCTCCACCCCTCGACGGTGACCGTGGGACAGCTCCTCGACCGATGGCTGGAGCACTCGGAGCCACGACGCTCGGTCACCACGATGATCGGCTACCGGCGCAAGATCGAACACGCTCTCCGGCCAGCGTTCGGCTCGATACGTCTCGGACGGCTCCGAGCCGACGTTATCGACGCCCGCTACCGGGAGTGGCTGGATAGCGGGCTCTCCCCCACCACCGTGCGTCAGTACCACGCCATCCTGTCTGCCGCCCTGAACCAGGCCGTCAAGTGGGGCTGGATAGCTGAGAACGTCGCCGTGCGGACGAGCCCGCCCAGCGCTCGCCGGGTCCAGTTGGCCGTACCGACTCCGAAGGAGATCCAAGCCATCATCGCCAGGGCTGAGAGGCGAGACGAAACCCTCGCCACCGCGGTCGCCCTGGCCGCCCTGACTGGAGCGCGACGTGGAGAAATCTGCGCCCTTCGGTGGACCGACGTAACCCTTGGCGTCCTCACTATCTCCCGGTCAATATCGGTCGTCGGAAAGAAGGTCCACGAAGGCGGCACCAAGACCCACCAGGCGCGGGTCATCGCCTTGGATGAGACGGGCCAGGAAGTTCTCAGCCGACGCCGGCTTGAAGCACTCGACTTGGCGGGACACGTGGGCACCGACCTCGCCGCCGACGCGTTCGTCCTATCGCCACGTGGCGATGGTCGCGCTCCGATGCTCCCTGACACCCTCAGTCACCGGTTCGCGGCATTGATGAAAGACATGGGACTGCCGTACCATTTCCATGACCTCCGCCACTTCGCCGCCACGCAGATGGTCGCCGCGGGGACGGACCTGCGTACCGTGGCTGGACGGCTGGGCCACGCCGACCCGTCGATGACGCTCCGGGTCTACGCCCACGCCCTGCCCGAACGGGACCGCGAGGCCGCCGAGTTGTTGGGGCGGGTGCTGATGCCTCCACCCCAGGGTTGACAGTTTACACCCCAGGGTGTACAGTTGTTAGTAGAGGTTGATGGGCAACCTCAGAGGAGGACGAGACGATGCAAAGCATGAGCGACGAGCTGAGTGTCCGGCTGAACCTCTACCGCCACGGCATGGAGGTTTTGCGTGAGTACCCAGCTCACGTTCGCTACCGCGCAGGCATGGCCTTCTGGCGCTACTTGTCGGCCCGCTGACCCATAACCAGCGCCTAGGGCAGCAGAAGGAGGAGAGATGGAGGTTTTCCACATCAACGGCGATCTACACAACAACGAGCTAGCGAATCTCCTGCTCGTGGACGATCCCGAGGATTTCGACGGTAGCTGTGAGGCTGCCCAGTGCCGCAGGATGGCCGACTCGGTCTACCTCGGTCGAGCGTTCTGCATCGACCATCTCCCGATCCTCTAGCGCCGGTAGGTTGAGCCTTGCCACGTGACAACACAGACCTGCGAATCGCCCGGCTCGTCCGCGACTACCGCCGATACAACCAGCAGATAGAGGAGATGCGGAGCAGGATGCGCCAGTACGCCCAGGAGAAGGCCGAGTGCGTGGCCACGCTCCGAGAGATGATGCCCGCCGCTGAGGTGGCGGCACGTCTCGACGTGACCCCGTCAGCCGTATATCAGATGCTTCAGGAGGCCAGTGATGCCACGTCGTAAATCCCTACGGAGCCAGCTCTACCGCGCCGCCCGAGACCTGGGCAACGTCCAGGCAGCCGAGAAGGGACCCACGAGCTACGGCAAGCGGGTCGTGCGGCGCAAGGCGTACCGCTCGACGAACCGAGTGCTAGGCAAGGTGTTGCGGGGGTTCGGGCTTTAGACGCGACAATGCCCCCCAGTCGTCGTGACTGAGGGGCAATCGCGAAGTCCGGGTAAATGCTTAGAACGGGCAACTGATCTGCAAGGGCATCGACCAGGTGGTATCGGTTCCGGCCGTGAAGGTCACGACCAAGCGGTAGACGTGGTCCGCGGTGAGCTGGCTGCCCACGACCACCTGCGTGACGATGTTGCCCGATACGGTCGGGGCGTTCGCCAGCGTAATCGTCGTGCTCGTCGTCAGGTCGGTCAGCACCGTGGTCGGTGAGGACACGGTCTGGCCCGAGAGGAGCAGCGCCGTGGCGTCGAAGCCCAGCGGTAGCTCTTCCGATGACTGCATGACGAACGACGGAGGCGATACCAGGATGGTCATTGGCTGACGGCCTCCATGATGAGCGAGCGGGTCGGGGCCGCGAAGGTGGTCGCACGAGCCTCGGCCACGAAGACGAGCGAACGGGTCGGTGCCGCGAAGATGACGGTGGGCGTCGTGGTCCCAGCGACGACACCCGCAGCGGAGCCGGTGAGGGTCGCCGTGAACGAAGCGGTCGCGGGGACGCTGACCACGCCAACGGCACTCGCCGTGAGCGAGAAGGTCTCCGCGGCCGTGCCGACGCCCCCGGTCGTCCCGCTGGCCGTTGCCGTAAGGGTGACGACCTGTGACGCTTCGGCCGCGAGAGTTCCCGTGGCTGTCGAGGCGAGGGTGATGGAGTCCGATGCCGCGCCCGCGACCTTGACCGCTCCGACAGCGGCAGAGGTGAGGCTGATGGAATCCGACGCTGCCCCGGCAAGAGTCCCTGCGGCTGTCGCGGTGAGCGAGATGGATTGCGCCGCGGTTGCGGGAACGGTGACGACACCCACCGCCGTGGCAGTGAGCGAGAAGCCTTCGGACGCCGTCGACGGAACACCGACCGCACCCGTGGCCGCGCTGGTCAGCGAGGCCGAGAACGAACCCGACCCCCCGGTGCCACCAGTCCCCACGGCGGTCGCCGTGAGCGAGAAGGTCTCCGCGGCCGTGCCGTGGACCGTGACCGCCCCAGCGGCGGTAGAGGTCAGGCTGATGGACTGTGAGGCGCTAGCCGGAACGTGAACGGTTCCCGCGGCCGTCGCGGTCAGGCTGATGGACTGCGAGCCTGTCCCGGCCAGGGTTCCCGCGGCTGTCGCGGTGAGCGTGATGGCCTGCGAGGCAGTGGCTGGAACGTGAACGGTTCCCGCGGCTGTCCCGGTGAGGCTGTCTGAGCTCGACGCGGTTCCGGCCAGAGTCCCCGCGGCCGTTGCCGTGAGGCTGATGGTCTGACTGGCTGTAGCGGGGACGCCGACCTTACCCGTCGCGGACGCCGTGAGGGTATCCGTGCTGGCCGCGGTGGCCGGAACCGAGACCGTACCGACGGCTATCCCAGTGAGGGAGAACGACTCCGAACCGGTGGCTGCAAGGGTTCCCGCCGCCGACGAGGAAAGGGTGATGGTCTGGCTGGCTGTGCCAGCGACCCCCACCGCTCCAACGGCTGCCGAGGTGAGGGTGATCGAGTCCGACGCGGTGCCCGCGACCGTGACCGTACCGGTGGCCGTGGCAGTGAGCGAGAAGGAATCGCTAGCGGTCCCGGCGAGAGTTCCGGCGGCTGTCGACGTGAGGGTGATCGACTGCGAGGCCGTGCCGGGCGTACCCGTAGACGCGGCCAGCACCTCGTAGGCGATCCACGCCCACTGGGCCGACGAACTGCCGCCCTTGAGGTTGAGCGTCGCGGCCGTGCCGCCGGTGGTTGGCGTGAACGCGGACGTCGACGTGCCCAGCCACACCTCGCCGGCGAGGCTGTTGGTCGAATCGGCGTCCAAGATGTAGCAGGAGGTCCCGGCCGTCGGGGTGCCGGTGTTGGCGCCGTCGCTGCCGCTCATGACCAGCGCCGAACCGCTGGCGTTGGGGGTGAGGGCGTGCGAGACGGTCTGGCCGCCGTAGTTCCCCGAGGCGGTCGCGCCGATCGGGTTGGAGGTGTCCGCGTTCGACCAGACGTCGACCGAGACGTCGACCACCTGCACGTAGCCCGCGCCCGCGTGGTAGGTCACGGTGGCCGTCATGTTGGTCTGGGACGAAGCGGTGTAGGCCCACCACGCCGTCACCGCCGACTCGTAGGTGGTGTTGGCCACCTGCAGAAACTTCGTCCACGTCAGGTGCGTGCCGAGCGAGTCGGTGATAGTGGCCGGGGTCGCGTTCCACCCGTTCGGGCCGTAGTCGTCCTGGGCGTAGCCAGTGACGATGATGACCGAGCCAGCCCCTGGCGAGAACGTCTTGGAAGTCTCCGAGACTGTATTGGTCCCGGTCCAACTCCCATTGTTTATCGCCGGCGCGGTCGCCCGCGAGAGGCTCACGTGCCGACCCGCTTAGTCTGTTGACAGCTCCTGGTGCAGCTCGATGATCTGCTCGATGAGACTGTCATCATCGTCCCGGTCATCGCTCTCAGGCATCTGCCAGCTTCCAACGGCAACGGCGGTCATGCCTATCTGAACGCCGCCCATTAGCCGGCCTGGGTGAGCGTGATAGCGGACGTGAACGTGACGTTGGCGCCGTTGGGAATCGACCCGGACAGACCAGAGGTCGCGCCGCCCGTCAGGTACGTGCCAGCGTGCGACGTGGCCCCGGTGTCAGTCCACAGACTGAAGTACGGGATGCCACTGGCCTGGGTGGCCAGCAGTGGGAACGTCTGCGTGTCGTTCGACGACACAACGCCGCTGCTCACTGAACCCCACGTCACCGCCATACGGGTGCCGGTGTACCCGCCAGAGGAATAACCGATCATGCCGGAACCCACGATCTCGTTCGCTCCGGTGGTGCCCGGTGACGCTGTGTGGATGCCCATGTACAAGCCGGTCGTGGTGATCTGCCCGAGCATGTTCGACGCGTAGGTGGCGGACAGGTAGGTCAGCGCCATCGACGCACCAAGGAGCCGAGCGATTTCGGCCAACTCCTCGAGTTCTGGATCGCGGAAGTGGTATGGCTCGGGAATGATGAGGTTGGACATTGGAAGGGTTCTCCTTAAAGCGGGGTCGGGCAGACGACCCGTCGACCGTTCTGCGTAAGGTTGAGGTTGCGGAGCATCACGTTGACGCCGGGCACAAGTTGCTTGGTCGGACAAGGGGTCCGGTACTCGACGTCGAAGACGGCCTTGTGGGCGTTGACATAGGGCTGCAGGTTGACGCACTCGTGGTACTGGTAGCACTGCTCGTTGATGACGAAGTCGAAGTGGCTGACGAGCGCCGACGACTGGTCGTTGAAGTTCTTTTGCGCCACGCTCATGCCGAGCGAATGCACTTCGGCAGCCACCCACTCGTCGTAGGCGATTTGATGCGCATTCGTGATGCGGAACCCGGTGGTGTTTTCCGAACCGTCCATGTTGTCCGGTTCCACGGCGTCAAATCCCTTGGCCGCGCACATCTTGAACCGGGCGGTCATGAGCCGCTGCAGGGTGGCGTAGTACGGACCCGCCGGACTCGTGTTCAACCACTTCTCACCCGGCCAGCCGTTGTTCCTTCCTTTGAGCTGACGAGGGAACAGAGAAGCGTCGGGGCGCCAGTTCTCCCACGTGCCGACGTCGATGTAGCAGACGGCGTGGAGGCCCTGCGCGTGCCAGGCGGCGATCTGGGCGGCGGTGTTGTCGAACCCGTCGACGTCAACCCATGAGATCCCCGCCGGGAGCGTTGTCGGAGGAGATGCGAGGACCCATTGCCAGGTTGAGTTCGTCGCTGGTGCCCATGTGTTGGCACCAGCGGCCCGTGCCGTGATCGGCGCCACCCAGACAGCGATAGCAGCGATCACGGTGGCCAGCGTCAGGATTGACCGTCTCATCGGTGCCGCCGGTCCCATGCCTTGATGACCACACCGACGGCGGCCATAGGCAGCAGGATTGCGAGGGCAATGCATCGGCGGATCACGACAACGCGAACGTCAGGCCGGTCACCGGGAACGTCTCGTTGACGCCGCCCGTGTAGCAGACCTCAACGCCGTACTCGAGCTGCGTGGGCACGTCGCTCGCCTTGGCGAAACCGTGCGCGACCTCCCACTGGAAGGCGGCCAGCAGGTCCACCGAGCCCGACGACACCTGCGTGTCACGGAAGAACATCAGCTCGGAACCGTTGGCGTAGAAGTGGTACGGCACGCCGCCCAACGTGAGGGCATATCCGCCGGGTCCGTTGGCTTGGGTCACCCAGTAGGACTGGCCACCAGCCCACTGGTTCCAGATCATCGTCTCGTTGGCCCAGTTGTTCGTCCACAGGTCGTAGCCGGCGTCCCAGCCGTCCTTGCCGTTCGACTTGAAAGCCTCGGAGAAGGTCGAGGTGATGGAGTTGAATCCCGAGATGGGCTTGGTCGAGGCGGTGTTCCGCCCGCCGACGTCGTACTCGGTGTCCGGGTAGGTCTCGACCTGTCCACCGTCGTTGGGCTGGTTGCTGACCGCGTACCAACTCGACGCGCTGCACACATGGATGGACTGCGGCCCCGCTCCCCCGTTCCACGCGTCCTGGTTGACCCACCAGGTCCCCGTCGAGTCGTTGTTCCACGTGTCGTGGGCGGCAGAACTGGACCAGACCGGATTGGTGCAGTTGCCCCCACTGGCTGGCTGAGTGGTCGTGGTAGTGGGCGCGACCGTGGTTGTGGTGGTCGAAGGAGCCGTTGTCGTGGTGGTGGTCCCCCCGTATTGCAGCACCACGCCCTGAATGTTGCTCTCTCCGCCGTCCGTCTCCCACGTGGCGGTCACGGGCGCCGAGGACTGGGCCACCTGCCAGGCTGCGGAGGTCCCGTTGAAGAATGACCAGTACCCGTGGTTGTAGTAGGTCCACGGGGCTGCAGGGCCGGTCTCGTAGGCATCCGCGGTGTCGGCCGCGACGAGCGCGACGTTCCCAGCCGCTCCGGGCGAAACGGTCCAACTCTGGTTGGCCAGGTAGCCCGGATTGGTGACCGTGCCACCACCGTTAACGAAGCCGGTCGCGGGCTGGTTGAACTCCACGGCGAAGGCGTCCCAGGCGTTGGTCGGGGTGTTGACCGTGAGCGTGTCAGCCGCACCCGTCGTGGAGGTGCAGACCCAAATCTCGTAGTCGGCGCCGTCGTTGTACGAGTTGACGAAGTGGAACGTGCCCATCCCCGAGGCGACGCTGGTGACGGTGTCGGTCTGCGTGCCGGGAGCGGTCAGCGTTTGGATGACGAGCACGACGGTGTGCCCGATTCCGGTGTTCTTCGCGAGCACCTGGTGGTACGTCCCGCTGCCGAGACTGGTGGTGTTCCCGGTGAAGGTGCCGGTGTCGTCAGCCTGCACGAAGGCCACCGTTGACCCTGACGGTTGCGTAGTCGTCGTGGTCGGAGGTGCCGTCGTGGTGGTTGTCGGCGCAGTTGTCGTCGTGGTCGTAGCGTTCGCCGCGCAGTTGACCGTCTCCGAGTTGGCAGCGACGTTTGTGTTCGTGAGCGCGTTCGGACAGGTGATGTTCACCCCGTTGCCGGGCTGCAGCGCCACCGTGGCCGACGGGTTGGACGCCGCGAACACAGAGGTGATTGAGCCGACTACGACCAGTGACGCGACGAAGGCAACGACAGTCAATAGCCGTCTTTTCACGAAATCTCCTCTGTGTCGGTATCGCTTGATGCACGTCCCGATGACCCACATCGCGAAAAAAACGGGTGCTAGTGGGAAGACCCACCACGACGGGCGAACCCTCACGTGATGAGCCCTCTCACGAAATGCTCGGCCTCGTAGTCCGATACCGATGCGTTGTGGACTCCACCTGGCCCACGGTGATGGAACCGGCAACGAAACTCGAGGTTCTGTCCCGTCTCCGCCCACTTACCAAGGGTTGACTTCGAGATGCCGGGGTAGCGGGGCTCGAGGAGAGCCATGTCGACCTCGTTGAGCATCGCCCATTCGACGTGACTATGGTGCAGCTCCAGCGGGTGTTCTTTGTCGCATTCGGAGTCGTCACCACCACGCTCGACGGCGAATGCACAGCGCGCGGTGGCGATGTGCGCCTTCCGGTAATGCTCGAAGTCCACGTACGCGGGGTCGCCATCTCGCGGACCATGCTCTGGGTACACCACCGTATAGCGATGGGTGACCGCCTGCTCGTGCGCTGGCACGTCGTTACTCGGCATGGTCCTCCATCGGCCACCGAAGATGGACGGCCAGGGCGGTGACGAGGCTCGGTCCGAGCCATCGGTGACGGGCCGAGAGCTGCGAGAGCGTCGGTGAGCGGCGGGTCACGATGGCTACGGACTCATACGCGCACAGGATGGCCGTCCCCATGCGCAGCGCCGGGTAGATCCGGCGCACGGGTCAGCTCTTGGCGACGGGGACCTTCCCGCCGGCCACGGGGAGCACGCCGAAGTGCTCGAGGAGGTTCTGGGCGCTGGTCACTGTCAGGACGAACCCAGCGACAATGGCAGCCACCTTGGACGCCTGCGTGCCGGTCAGTCCCAGTCCACCGATCAGCGTCGGCTCGGCCGCGCCGAAGGCGATAACCGTCTGGATGATCGTCCGCAACACCCGTGCGATGGGGCTGACGGTGACGACGGTCGTAGTCGTCGTGATGTGAACGCGTTGGCTCATGGTTCTCCTAGTTCTCGGAACTCTTCGAGGTGGTCGTCACACAGACCGATGTCGTTGACGGGGGGTCGCTTGCACTGGTAGTAGCCGACCTTCGCCCAGCATTTGTTGACGTTAAGGTACAGGCCAGGACTGATGGCGGGGATGGCGGCGGGAAGGTTCACGCGAACTCGACCCCCACGGGGTTGCCATCCTCATCCATGTCGACCATCACACAGCTGTCCTCATCGAATGAGATGGTTCGAGCGACGGGGTGATCCGACAAATAGACGTAACGTGAACCAAACTCGCGATCGATCGTCAGCCTCGGGAACTCGGCCACTACGCGGCCAGCTTGTTGAGGTCGGCTTCCAACGCCGCGAGGGAAACCCCGCGGGCGTCCCCGTTGCGGGCCACCAGTTCTCCGGTGATAACGCTCCACGCCTCGCTCGACATCATGTGCCACGCCGAGTAGGAGATGGGCTGCACGCCGCCCCAAGTCACGGCGTAGAGGAACGAGTCGTCGTAGCCGCATAGGGGGATACAGTGCCCGCCGAGCACCTGGCTTTGCAGGTCCGAGGCAATCCACGGCTTGTGCTGGGCGAAAGCCGCCTGCATCGCCTCGGTGACCATGATGCCCGTGTAGACGAACCCGTAGAGCATGATGGCCGTCTGCAACGTCGGCACGTCGTGGACGGCCACCGGGGCGTAGGCCTTGACCGAGTGGCCGAAATAGCCGTGCGTCCGCACGTAGGCCAGGTACTGGCTGAGCACGACGCCCGTGTCCTGGTTGTTCGTGTACCGGAAGTAGTAGGCGATGGCTTGCTGGTCGGTCGCCTCGGGCTCCTGCTCATGCGTCATGGCCGCGTCGCACATGAACCCGTGCTCGAGCCCGGCCACGCCGCAGTCCCCGAACTGGTCGTTGCCGAGCATGCCCCAACTCGTCACCGCTGGAACGGCAACCCTCGGTGCGGGCTTCGGCAGGTCTCCGGCGACGTAATAGTTGAGGTCGCGGAGACCCCCCGGAAAGACTGCGGGCAGACGGCCTAGCTTCACGCCGACACCGCCGTGCAGGTGGTCTCAATGGCTGGGGTCTGGACCGTGTATCTCGACGTGGTCGACAGGTAGCGCGTGCCGCCAGTGGTCCATGTGGTCTGCAGCTGTGGCCACCATTGGTACGGGTAGATGTAGTACCGATACGGATGGATGTCGTAGCACCCGCATGATGGACGCTGGGTCGCCGCTGATTTTAGAAGACGGATGCAGTCCGACGTGGTCGGGTTCTCGCCGTGGTCCTCCCATGGAAGGTCGCACTCTGAGCAGATGGTCTTGACCACGACAGGCTTAGGCTTCATCCGACCTCCAGTTAGAAATAGTTAGACAAAGGACTGAGAGGAAGGGCCACCCGTCACCTGGTTCGGTCGGAGTGGCAGAACGTCGACAGAAACCAGGCCGAAAATCCCGACGCCCTACGGACCTTCCTCTGAGAACTAGCGAAGCTCGCGGATGGAGACGATGTTCACCCGCGGGACGAACAGGTACGATGCGATGTCGTTCGTGATGCCGTTGCGCGACATGACCAGCGTGACGCCTTGTCGATTCTGCGCGGCCAGGAGTCCCACGCTTGTGATGGGGACCGGCGTGGCGATGTGCGAAGGGTCGAACGGCTGCCAGCCGTCGTCACCGCCGTGGGCATCGCTCCATTCGACGCAGACCGGAGCCCAGAGCTTCAGCTTCACGAACGTCCTTGACTGCAAATCTTCGCAACGTCGCGGAACACCTGCAGACACACGCTGTGGGCTTGCGAGTAGGTGTACTGCTTCCAGTTTCTATTCAGAGCTTCAGAAACAATGGTCTCGATGATGGCCACCCTGCTCTGGTCCGGCAGATCGTCGGTCATTTTGCTCCTCACGCGCGCCGCCACCGCTGCACGCGGTCGAGGCACTGGGCATAGCCGGAGATGTCCACGGCACTGTCGTGGTCGCTCGGCGTTTCGACCAGACGGGATTGCTTGACGCCGATAAGGCAGAGGGCGACCAGCTCGGGCGGCACGTCGGGTTCGCCCGAATCCCGCCACTTGTCGAGGATGGCTCCCCAGATGCGCCCGGCGCGGGAGAAGTCCTCCTCCGGTGGGCCGTAGACCGGACCCCGCTCGTCGTCAACGAGGGCGAGGGCCTCGGCTTTCAGGGGAGTAAGGCTTGGGCATGTTGCTTGTCGAGTAGAACCGAGCCGTTGACGGTCAGTCGCCAGCGTGGTCGCCGCACTCCCATTGCCGAGCAATCCACTTCCTCCAGGGTCCAGTGGTCATGACGGGACAGCAGAGCTTCGAGAATGTGGGCGAGGGTGTCGGCGTCGGTCACGCGGCCCACCCGGCGTTGTAGCGCTTGGCCATGAACTTGGCGACCGGAACGCCCTCATAACGACGGCACAGATAGTCGAGGCTCACTTCGAGAAGGCAGTAATCACCGCCAGCCACCTCATGGAGCACCAGAATCCCTCTCCATTCGCCTCGGCCCTGCGGGCCGCGATAATCCTCGTCGTGTAGGTAGCAACTGCCCGCCACGATTCCGCGTCGCCTTCCCGCGACGCTCTCCACCATGCCGACCTTGAGGCCCTGTTGGTGTCCCTGCACGAATGAGCACCCGATCGTCTTGATCCGGGTCTCGATTTGACCGCTTACCGGCCTGCCGTTAGAGCTGTTCTGGAAATAGTGCGAATAGGCGACGCCGTCGATGACCTCGACCTCAAGGAAGTCATGGACCGTCCACCCGTGGTCCCCGTAGTTCAGGTCATCAACAGAGATGGTCCCGTCGAGCTTGGCGTCGAGGCTGACCGCCACGTTGATCCGGTTCTCATGGTTTCCGAGCAGGATTCGCTTGCCGCGTGGTTGCCACTGGCGCTCTTTGTTCTTGCGACGCTGCTTGTTCAGCCGGGTCAGGGGCAGATTGAGTAGATCGAAACCAACGTTGGCGGCCTCGACATCTCGGCTGTACCTGCGTCCCTCCATCTCCCGCTTGCCACGGTCGTAGCTGGACAGGGACTCCATGTGAGCGTGGTCGCCTAGGTGTATCCACTCGACGGAGTCTCGGTCCTTGAACTGGTCAACGAAGTACTGACCAATCCAGCCAAGGTGGTCGGTCGGAGTCCCAGGGGCAACCTGAGTGTCCGGCACAATCACATGGACAGGCAGCGACGGTTCCGACACCCGCACCTCCAGCTAGGCCAATAGGACGCTCAGTGGTGGGTTATGGCGGAGCCAATCCACACACCGAGAAATGTGCCGAAGAAGTTGGCCGCTGAGACCGCGCCGATGATGGTCAGCGACTTCTTCGTCCTCCACCCGTTGGTGATGATTTCCTCAAGGGCGAGGGCGGCACAGATGATGCCGGCGATCCAGCCGAGCACGTCGAACAGACCGGCAATGGGGGCGTTGAATCGGGCCTCGAAGATGACCATGCAGGTGCCCAGGATGTCCTGCACACACATGGCGGCGAAGGCGAGAAGGGCGATCTCGCGCAGGCTCCGCGACGTTGCAGGGTGTGTCACTTGGTCAACTCGTCCGACCCGCCCAGTCGCTGCTGCGCCCCTTGGGCGTGAAGTGCTGCCTGCGATGCGCTGACCGCGTCGTAATCGGTGTCCCAGTTGGCGTAAATCGACAACACGAAGACGTAGAACACGCCAATCTTCAGCCATTCGGTTGGCCACAAGAACAGCATCACCGTTCCGGCTATGGCGTTGGCCATCCAGAACAGCATCATGGCGAGATGAAACTTGAACTGGAACAGGTGGTTGTACTCGAAGTCGTGAACGAACCGCTTGATCCAGTGGTGACGAGGACCCGCCATGTCAGTGCAGAAAGTTGATTACGAGGCCGGCGACGATGGCGGCACTCGCAAGGATGCCGGCGGCCCAGGCCAGGGTGGCTCTTTTGCGAGAGCGGTTGCTCTCGATGGCCACCTCCCTTGCCACCCCGGACTCGAGCGGGACGATGCGTGCCTCAACCCCGTCGATGCGTTGGTGGAGTTGGGTGACGTCGTCCTTCGTCGCCATCGAATCCAGGCGGCGGTCGATGGACTCGAGCCGGTCGTCCTGCTTGTCGAACCTACCCATGATGTCGGATTTCAGCTCCCCGTAGACTTCCTTCACCGACCACGTATCGCCCGACGCGACGACGACGGCCGGGACCTGCTGCTCTGTCACGGGGTAACACTCCAGACAATCAGTCCCCACGTGCCGTCAGCCGGTCCGGTGACCGTGATAGCCCCGTTCGGGGAGTTGGGGCCGGGCGACGTGGCCATGGCCCAGGACACCGGCACGTGGTCGTAGCGTCCGACCACATCGGGGTTCTCCGTGAGGGCCGCCACGCTGACGATGTTCGCCGCGTTCACGGGAGAGGCGAACCAGCCGTGGCCCCCGGAGATGACAACTTCCACGGTCTGAGATTGCACGTGGTCTCCTGGGTAGACGTTCGGGGGGGTCGGCGGGTCAGACGGCCACAGACCGTTCAGGTTCCACGCGCCGACGGGTGGGTTGATGACGTCGTCGATGTCGCAGGTGGTTCCAGCAACCGTGGTCTGCTGCAGCCTCTGGCGCATGGCCACCCACGGAAGCTGCACGCCGTTGGTCCACGCGTTGGACTGCCAGCCGACGTCCACGATGCCCTGCACCGCGTTGAGGGTCTCGGTGCCGCCGTAGGCGCCGCCGAGGTAGCCGTCCTGGCGCACGGCGGTCGACGTCGCCCGGAAGTAACCCACGACGTTCGCCATCTCGTCGCTGGCGGGCTGGAAGTCGGCGGTGAAGTAGATGACCGAACCCTTGGGCTGGCCTAGCGCGCGAGCCCTGGTAAGGGCGGCCTGGGCGTCGATAACGCCCTGTCCCGCCCCGTTGGCGGCGGCGCGTGCCCCAACCTCCCAGATGGAGAACAGCCCGGCGTTGGCCTCGGTGACCTGTTGGACGTAGGCGGGCGAGGTGGCGTTCGCTCCGCCCAGGTACTGGCCGACGAGGGAGTACCCGGCCTGGACGCAGGAGGAAGGGTCCGGGTGACCGGCGGCGTCGACTCCTAGCACGGTGGACTCCCGACTCCTAGTAAACTATCCGAATACGGGAAGGACCCCAGCCATGAAACGAGCAGTCGTCCTGGTGGTAATCGGCCTAGCGCTGGTCGCGTTGGTGACCGTCGGCCTGGTGGTGACCACGGCGCGGAGCAGCGCCCCGAAGGCGCCGTACCCCGGCAAGTCCGCGGTCCACTTCACCCCGCCCAGTCCCTCGACTCCGACGCAGTCCGAGTCGTGTGTCGTGACGGTCACGTCGGGTGGTCGGACGGCGACGTTCTCACCCGGCCCCGCAACGAACGGATCGTGCGCGGCCTACGCCAGCCAGTACCCGAGCGTCACGGTTGGGACGTTCACCGCACCCGGCTAGAACCCCACTGCGATCCAGTTAATGTTCACGGTTCCACTGACGTATCCCGAGTAGGTGCTCGACGAGCCCTGGTGGAAGACCTGTACCTCGAACGAGGTGGTCGCCAGACTCGACAGCAAGACGCACACCTCGATGCCGGGCTGCGTTCCCGAGTTGTTGTCGCCACCGCAGGCAACGACGGTGAGGACGCCGTTGGGGAAGACGGATGGAAACGAGATCGTCGCGATACCACTGACGTTGGTGGTCGTGACGTTGAACCCGGCTTGTATCAAGAAGCTGGGCGCCGACACAGCGGGCGTTGTCCCGATCAATGCGGCGGTGGCCCCGTAGATCCCGGACTGGGTGTTCAGCGGGACGAGGGTGTTCCAGTCCGCTGCGGGGAGGACGTCCCCGGATGAGTGCGTGGGAATGGTCGAGGCCAAGGGTCTCCCTATCCAAACAGAACGGCGGGGCCGTTCAGGGTGTCCGAACCGCTCTTGCCGAAAATGAAGGCGTTCTTCGCGATCTCTTGTGGAGACAACTTCCAGGTCGTCCGCCACACGCCGGTCGCGCTGTCGAACGAGTGGGCGATGTGCTCGATGACCGAATCTTGGGCGAACTGGGTCTCGCCCGGCCCTTGGCGCTGAATGGTCACGCGGTCGAGTAGGTTCCGGCCGAGCATCTGCGGGAGGTTCGCCCCACTGTTGGCCGTACTCGCCAACGTGATGGAATCAACGCGTAGCAAGGGCGACCCGTACAGGCACAGGAGCAGCTCGGCCGTGTTGAGCGCCTGCGCGTCGGTTTGGCACATCAGACTGGTGCGCTGGAGCGTCGACCACCCGTACGCCGTGGTTGACGTGGAGCTCGTCGCCTCTTGCAGGATGCCGTTCGTGCGCTGGGCGGTGACGTCGGACCAGAGGTCGAGGTCGTCTTGTGGGATGTTCAGCGCCTGTATTTGGAAGTGCAGCGACGTGCCGGTGTTGTCGCCGAACGTGCCCTGACTGGTCGTGGACGTGGCGTTGGTGTAGCAGTAGAACCGGTTGGAGAACGAGAACGTGCCGTCCGACTTCTGGTAGAACAGACCGACCTCGGTGTCGTTGGCGTACATGATGAAGTCGAGCGCCGTGGTGAGGGTCGTGGACTGGGCCTCGGGTTGGCACGGTTGGCTGCCCGCCTGGAGGCCGGTGTAGGTCCACGACGGCCACCCGGCAACGTCGAGCGCCTCGGTGATCTTGTCGGACGTGAGATTGCTGTTCCGTAGCAACCGACCGACCGTGAAGTTGTTGGTTATCGCCGTGCTCGAAAGCACCGATTGGTAGATGGCGATCTCATCGATGACGCCATCGAATGTCGCCGCGGAGCCCGCAGGAAAACTCGGCCCGTTGTAAACGATTCCCCCGATCGTGAGAGGTGCGTTGTGGGTCTCACCCCAATACTCGCCAGCCCACGCGCCCTGTGCGACCGAATCGAGGTAGAGGGTCCAGGTGGATGTGGAGCCCGCAGGAGGACCAGCGGTTACAACCACATGGTGCCATTGACCGTCGTTGACGTATCCGCCGGTGACCTGGGCAAGGAATGGGGTGGCTGACGTCCAGGGCGGTGGTTGTGCGATGCCGTCAGCCAAGGCGAGCCGTCCATTGACGTCCACGATGAGACAGACGGCCGAGGGATCGAAGGAACCGCCGCCAGTGGCATACCAGGTGAAAATCTGCTGGGTGTGCGCGGTCGTCATGATCCACGCCTCGAACGTCCACGCCGAGGTGTCCGGGTTGGGCGGCGAGATGGACGTCAGCCACCCGGTCCCCGTCGTCCCGTTGCCAAAGTTCCACGCCGAGCTGGGGTCGTAGACCATGGCCCCCGCGACGTCGTACTGCACGGTTCCCGAAAGCGCAGCTGGCCCCGTGGCTTCGGTTGCGCTAGCGGCGTGGTTGCCGCTGGTCTCGTTGAGTCGGTAATACGCGACGGGGTTGAGGGCGAGGACGGTGTTGGGGTACAGCGTGGAGTTGACCAGGTACTTGAGGCCGAGCAGTTTGAGCGCATCGGTGGCCTGAAGCGTGCAGTCCTGGTTGAGCACGTCGGTCGGCGTGACGGTCCAGTTGTCGACGAACCCGTAGAACACGTTGTACGTCGTGCCGCTCCACGTGGCCTGGATGCGAACGGGTTTGCGGGGAACGAGACCCTGCCCAGGCGTCGAGGAGTAGTAGGGGCTCGAGGTGTTCCACGGGCTGAACTGTCCGCCCCGGTTGTCGAGGGTGATCTGCGCCGTGGAGGCTTCCACCCGGTCGAGCTGGTGCTGGCGTCCCATGGTGGTCCGAAACGCACGCACGAACGCGGTGATGTCCGTCCAGACGATCGTCTCGTCCGCCCAGTTGTTGGTGAACCCCACCTGGACGGAAAGGGTCGGCAGGCTCGGAAGGACGGACGCCCCGCCGTCGTACAGTGCCGCGCTGTCATAGGGGACCGACGAGTCATAGATGACCATGCTCAACGCTGATAAACCTGCACTTCCGCGACGTTCATGACCATGTCGACGTTGGTACTCGGCGACGCGCTAAAGGTGCCCGACGCGATCGACCCGTTCATGATGAGGAAGTACGGCCCGTTCCCGCTACCGAGGCTGGCCGTGCCACGCAACACGTTGTCGAGGTAGATGTTGACCGTGTTCGTCGAGCCGATGATCTCCATCCCGTAGATGTGGTAACCGGCAGAGAGGTCCGAGCTGGCCAGGTAGTTCTCGATGTCGACCTGCGGCGACTGAAGGTGGCTGCAGAGGTAGTTCGGGCTCTGGCCCGCTATCCCGGTCTCTTGCAGGTCGATCTCTCGGGAGCCGTTGCCCTGCCCGAGAAACCAGAGCGCATTCCAGGTCCCGTTGTTCGAGCCGTTGTAGCCCATCATCTGTGCATTGATCTGCACGTAGCAGTCGGTGTGCGGGCTGACGGGGAAGCTCACATGGTTGTAGGTGTTGATCGCGCCCGAGGACCACGAGAAGGACTGCGTGCCGTACACGTCGTTGACCGTGTAGTGGCCCTGGTAGTGGCCCTGAATGGACAGGCCCGAACCGGAGGAGTCGAACGTCTGCGGCGTGTAGGTGCCGAACAGCGACGAATCCGCGCCGTGGGTCGTTTGGAACACGTTGCCGGGGAAGTCGTAATCCAGGTTGCCGGTGTTGCTGGATCCGGTTTCGGAACTGCCCCAGTTCGGAGACGAGCCCGACGCGGCCCACGGCGTGTAACCCCCACCGGAGCCCGACGCGTTGTTGTCGGTGATCCCGAAGTTCCACGACGAGCCCGCCGCGCCCGGCACGATGGTGAACTGGTCCTCGAACGTCTTGTTGCCACTGGTCCACGTCGAACCCGAGTAGGACGGCGCGCTCATGGTCCCGCTACCGCCGCCCCCGCCTCCTCCACCGCTCCCGCCACCCGATGCCGACTTGAACGCGACCGCTTGGGAGTACCAGGCACCCGACGGGGCGGTGTACGTCTCAGCGGTGTAGGAGTTCGCCGAGCCGAGGGCGATCCACGATTGGAAGTTCCCCGGTCCCTGGCCGATGGGGTTGTAGCTGTCGGTGAAGCCGTGGTCGTTGACCGCGCTGACCGCGCCGCCCTGGATCCACGTCTGGGTCGTCACCGCTTCACCTGCGGAGGCCAGGGTCATCGACGGGATCGTGGGAGTCGTGCTGGTGGCCGTGGACGTGTTCTGCGTGTCGACGCCCGAGCTGCCCTCGACGTCGAACACGTAGACCTGAGCGAAGGCATAGCCGGCCGAGGGCGTGCAGGTCAGGGTGCCGTTCGACGGCGTGGTCGTGACCTCTCCGGTCCACGTCTGCATGAGGGCGCCCGACGGCGCCGAGTCGACGGTCTTGGTCCACGCGCCAGTGCCCGTGGCCGGAACGCCCAACCCTGACAGGGACACCGTGCCGGTAAACGAGGTGATGAACACCGGGACAGAGATCCAGTCGCCGATGGACGGGACCGTCGTGAGGGTGACGATGATGGCACCGGATGTCGAGTTCTGTGCCTGCGCTGGCGTCTGGCGAAACGACGCGGGTACGAGGACGCCGCCGCCACTCTGATAGAGCAGCATTTCCGCCGCGCGTGGGGTCATCGGTAGCCGAGCCCTGCCAGGTTCCCGAACCAGGTGGCGCCGTCAGCGCAGAGAAACGTCGTCAGGTCCCGGTAACCAGCCGTGGCCGACAGAGTCGGAGCGGCGCCGCTGGCCCACTTCACCGTGCTCGGCCACGCCACGGTGCGAGAGCCCGTGCCGTCTTGGATCAGTTCGAGAACGAATGACGTGCCAGCCAGCGGGGCGGGAAAGGTGAGGGTGCAGTTGCCGGTGAGCGTGACGCGGTTGATGGTGGCCGTCGTGACGGCTGGAATGGTCACCGCAGTACCCGACGACGACACGGTGTTCACGTTCTCCTGAAGGAGCGCGGCCCGTGAGATCTTGTAGTCGAGCGACGTGGAGACCGACGAACTGTTCACCCCCACCTTGGCTTCCAAGGCGGCGATGGCGTCGTTGGCGTTAGTGTGCTGGCCAGCGTGGCTGACCGAGTTGGTCGCTTCGGTCCCCGTCGGATCGGTGAACGTGTCGAGCGAAGTCGGAAAGTTCGTAGACACTGAGTCCCTTTATGACGCCGAGAAGATGGCGCCGACGGCGTTGTAGGCGGCGCCGGTTACCTGGCTGATCGACGGTGTGTACCCGGTCGAGAGCGCCAGGGCGAGGTTGTAGCAGTACTCGCCGAAATCCCCACCACCCGATGCGAAGTTGGCGAACGTGAACCCGGCCGTCCCCCCCGTGGGCGTGCTACCCCCGAAGCCCGCGACACCGAAGTAGCAGTAACCGGTCGAACTGCTCGACCCCGAGCTGAGGTTCGGCCAGGTGATCGTGGCCGAACTGGCACTGTTCGTGGTGCTGTCGGTGGACAACGCCCACGTCACCGATTTGCTCGGCGTGACCTCGAACACCGCGACGTTGCCGTCGTGCGACGAGCCGCCCGTCGCCCAGGTGAGGGTTGCCGAGACCGAGCCCGTGCTGGTGGAGACGCCGTACCACAGGGAGGCGACGAATCCCTGGCCGTTGTTCTCGAAGGTGACCTGGTGCCACGTCGTCACACCCCCGCCGCTGACGGCGCTGATGTGCTGGTCGAGGTTCTCTTCGCCCGCGATGACGATGAGGTCACCGATCTGTTGAACGGTGTAGGACACCGAGGTCGGGGCGGGGTTCGTACCACTGACCACCGGAAACCCTGTGGCCATCGTGAACGTCGGCGCACTCCCGCCGCCGCCGCCGCTCCCGCCATCGACCGGCGTGTAGTTGACGCCGTTGTAGGACGAGTAGTTGATGGCGGTCGGGGCTGCCTGCTGGTACACCAAGAAGGTGTTGTCTTGCGACTTGGCCTGAATCGTCGGCGCTGCGGCGTCCCATTCGGCCTGGGTCCACTGTCCCTGACCGGCGTCGCTGTTGTCGGTGAGCCAGACGAATGGGGACAGGTAGACGTTCGTGTAACCGAACAGCGTCTGGAATGCCGCTTGCCCGGCCACCTCATCGCTCAGGGCGTCCGCCCACGGCGTCAGCGAGCCGTTGCCGTGGCTCCCGTATGGGCCGTAGGACGTCACGTTGATCGCGTCGTAGAACAGGGCATTGCCGCACACGACGGCGGCCGTGGTGTTCGACGCCAGCCCGGCGACGAAATACTGGAACACGAACCCGGACGCCGCGCCGTAGGTGCCGCTTTCGTTCGCGTCGTACCAAGTCGCCCAGGTGTCGTAATACCCGCCCGCGATTTGGGCACCCGTCAACAGTGAGCAGTAGATCAGGCACTCACAGTCCGAACCGAAGCCGGAGACGATGTTGGTCATCATCGACGCGCCGTCGGACTTGGCCTGCGTGTTCGTCTGGGCTTGGGTGTGGGTGTTGCCGCTGTAGTTCCACGACCAGTCGATGGCCCCGTCGCCCTCGGTGTCGAAGGCCAACCCGTCGAAGCCCATCCACGCGGCGCCGGCCGCGATGTCGTGGCAGGTCGTTTCCCAGTCGGTCCAGCTCGAGGCGAACCAGTCCCCGGTACAGGGCGCGACCCGGTCGTTGTTGTTCTCGAGGTAGAACCCGAGGTAGACCTTCATCGGGTTGGGCGTGGCGTGGTGGGCGAAATACGACTGGGCGGAGGTACTGCCGGATTGCCCCAACGCCTTCTGCTGGTTCCATTGCGTACCGGCTCCGGGCGAAGCTCCGTAGGCGTAGCCACCGCCCCATTCGCTCGTGCCGCTCGCGGCCGGACCCCACGGCAGACCGGCCGGTTGGCCACTTCCGCCCATGACCGCGATAACCCCGTCGAAACCCCACGACGAGAGGGTGTTCCAGTTCGCTTGCGTCATCGACGCGACCGCGTCGGCGCCTGACCACAAAATCGCCTTGGTGCTCGTGCCCCCGCTGCTTCCGCCGGACGTGCTCGGAGGCACGTGGTTCCCGAGCCAGGTGGACCCGTCTGTGCAAAGAAACGAGACCACGTCGGCGTGCCCCGGCGTGGTGGAAAGGGTCGGCGCGGTGCCGTTCGACCACTTCACGGTCGCGGGCCACGTCGCGGTGCGCGAGCCGGTGGAGTCCTGGGTCAACTGGATGGCGAAGCCCTTGCCCGCGGCGGCCGTGGGAAAGGTGAACGTGCAGTTACCGGTCAGGGTGACGCTGTTGAGCGTGGCGGTCGTCACGTCGGGAAGCGTGCAGGCCGTCCCCGACGACGCCACCGTGTTCACGTTCTCGCGCAGCAGCGCCGCTTTGGTCGTCTTGTAGTCGAGGGTGGTGGTGACCGTCGACCCGTTGATACCGACCTTCGTCTCCAACGCCAATATCGCGTCGTTGATGTTGTCGTGTCCACCGGCATGGGACGGCGTGGAGGTGCCCGTGGTCCCACTCGGGTCGGTGAACGTGTCGAGCGATGTCGGGAAGTTGGTCGACAACTACGGCCCAGTCCTTGGAGTAATGGTTCCGGTACTCGCCGTGGAGCGGGCCAGGGCAAGCATCTGGTCACGCAAGCCCGGCATGATGGCGTTGACGAGCGCGTTTTGCAGCGTCGTGTTGTCGGCCAGCGCGGTGACCAGGTGCGGGATGAGTTTCTTTGCCAGCGCCGCGCCGTCGATGTCGAAGGTGACGCCGGACAGGTTCAGTTCGTCGCCCACGTCAGCCCACGTTCAGCTTGACGGCGCCCGTGGCGCTGAACTTCACCTGCGGGAGCTTGGTGATCTTCACGCCGTTGTGCAGGTCGTTGGAGACGGTTTTCTGGGCGTTCACCACGCTCTCGAGCTTGGCTTTGAGCTGGCTGGTCTGGTCCTGAACGGTCTGCACTTTGGTTATCTGGGTGGAGACTTGCTTCAGCTGGTCGATGTGCTGCTGGGCGTCCTTGATGGCCTGCTTGGTCTGGTCCACGGCCGTCTTGGACGCGCCCACGGTCTTCTCCGAAGCCAGGGTCGATTTCAGTTCCTTCAACTGGGCTTCGGTGGACTTGATGCTGCCGTCCTGAGCCAACTTGCTCTGCTCAACTTTGAGCTGGGACAGCGTGGCGTTCTGCGATTGCTGCGCGGCACCCAGGGTGTCGAACTTCGACGTGAGGGTGCTGTCCTTGGCCACCTTGGCGGTGAGTGCCTGGATGTAGGTCTCCTGCTGCTTCCCGCCGCCGCCCCCGGTGAACATGTTGATGAAGTTCTTGAAGAACCCCTGAGACTGCTGGTATTCCTTGCCGGGGCCAATCATCGCTGGGGGGATCACCGACGCCGAACCGCCGCCGAGGGCGTGGACGACCTTGTCATCGAGGCTTTGGAGCTGGGGCTTGAAGTGGTCCGCGATGGCCACCGCCAGCAGGGGTGCGGCGATGGTCGCAAACGACGATCCCAGGATCCCAGCCGAACCGGCAACCGCCGTCGCTTCTTCCGCCCCCGCCGTGACGCCACCCGTTGCTTCGGCTCCGGCGATGTCGGCTCCGGCGGTAACGCCCCCGGCCTTTTCCGCCCCACCGATGGCGGTAGCGGCTTCGCTACCTCCGGCGATCTCCGCTGCCTTGATCTCCGCAGCCGCGGTCGTACCGTCTACGGTGAGTGCGCCCGCTTCTGCCGTCGTGGCGCCGCCCACCGCGCCAGCGGAACCGGTGGCCACCGTCTTCATCTGGGCACTGGTCTCGTCGGCCTGAGTGGCGACGCCCTGGAGGTCTCCCTCCATGGCGGCCGCTTGTCCGGCTACTTCGCCTGCCGCGGTTTGCGACGCGGTGCCGATGTTCAGGATCTTGGAGGCGAAGGAGTCGAGCGTGTTGAACGCCGACTTGAGCGAGTTGACGAAGTCGCCGATCTTGTTGATGGTGAAGGCGCCGAGGGCCGCCGCAACAAGGGGGATGGTGACGGCACCCAGGGCGTAGAGGACGTCCTTGTGCTTGCTCAGCCAGACGGTGGCGTGTTCCACGTCGAGCGAGAGTTTCTCGACGATGGGGATGAGCACGTTGCCGATCTTGATGGCCTCGGCCTCGGCCGTGGCCTTCACTTGGTCGAGCTGAAAACTCAAATCCTTCTGGACGTCGCTGAATCCCTTGACCGACTTGCCCGAGCCGTGGAGCGAGGCGCCGATCTTCTTCACGTTCTGCTCGTAGGTGGCCATGTTCTGGCCGCCGAGCATGAGGGCCACGTTGTAGCCGGTTGCCCCACCCATGAGGTTCTTCATGGCGGTAACGGCCTGAACGCTGTTGGCCGGGAAGGTGTTGCCGATGTGCTGCTCGATGAGTTGCAGGGCGCCCGTCAAGCCCTGGCTCGACATGGTGTCTTTCAACTGCTGGGCGGTGAGGCCGACGTCCTTCATGGACTTCTGCGCGGTCGTAGAGGGCGCGGCCAAGGAGCGGATGGCGTTGGACAGCTCCATCGAGGCCCGTCGGGCGTTCATACCCGAGACGGTCATCGTCGCCATGGCGCCTTCGACCTGGGGCAGCGAGACGCCGACCGCGGAGGCGACGGGGAGCACCATGCCCATGGACGACGCCAGGTCTTGCAGGTGGGTCTTACCTTGCGCCACCGTCGTGATGAGGGCCGAGGTGACTTGGTTCGCGTCCTGAGCCGGCATGTGGTAGTCGTGCAAGGCCGACGTCAGCGCGTTGGCCACGTCGGACATCTGTGCGCCACCGACGGCAGCACCCTGGGCCGCCGCATTGAGGACTTTGAGACCGGCGGCGCCGTGGTAGCCCGCCGACTCGATCAGGTACATGCCCTGAGCCAGTTGCGCGGGCGTCTGGCCCACCTTGCCGGCCATGTCGAGGATGCCGGCGGAGACTTGGCCGAGCGCGGCCTTGGATTCCCCGGCGCCGGTGACCAACTGGGTCATGGACGACTGGAAATCCGCGGCCATCTTGATCGACGTTCCGCCGAGGGCGACCGCGGCACCACCGAGCCCGAGCGCTAGGCCCTTGCCGAAACTGGCGAGCTTGGACGAGACGGACGAGCCGTGGCTGGCGAGACCGTCCATCTCGGCCTTGGCCGTCATCATCTTGCCTTGAAAGTCTGATATGCTGGCTCTGAGTTCCGCCACCACGGGGGAGATCATTCCTGCCATGTCAGACTCCAAGCATGAATGTTCGATGGATGGATGCGGCCAGCCGGCGGTTGCTCGGGGTTGGTGTCGCCGGCATTACATGAGGTGGTGGAAGCACGGCGACCCCCGATTCGTGACCGCTCGCACTGACTACAGCCGCCGCACTATTGAGCAGCGATTTTGGGCAAAGGTTGATAGGTGCCATCTCGCCCCATGCTGGACGTGGATGGGATTCCGCACACCCGACGGCTACGGGCGCTTTCGCGTGGATGGAGCGTCTATCAGCGCCCATCGTTGGTCGTATGAGCACTTCATCGGTCCCATTCCAAGCGGTTTCACCATTGACCACCTCTGCCGAAACCGTGCCTGTGTCAACCCCGATCACTTGGAATCCGTGACGCAGGGTGAGAACACTCGACGTGGAGACAGGGTCGGCATGTCCGCGGGTAATCGGAACAAGACCCACTGCAAGCGCGGTCACCCTTATGACGAGGCGAATACCTACTTCTCTGCTGATGGGAGCAGGAAGTGTAGGGCTTGTGGAAGAGAAGCAGCCGCGCGGCGCTGGCGAGCGGTCAACCCTGACGCGCCGGTTCGTGGTTCCTACGGCAGGCGACCACGTCGGACCTAGCTTCTCAGCGCCTCTCGCCAGCGAGCCTCGGCCAGTGCGCCGAGCTTGCCCTTGACCTCGTCGAATCCCGGCGCCAGATAGGGCCGACCCGCTTGGTGGTAGACACGCCCGAGCGAGTCGGCACCCTTGAACCCCAACTCGATGCGACGCCCGTAGATGACTGTCGGGCCGGTACGCGAAAGCCACGCGCCGGCGCCGATGGGCGTGACCTCGGCCACGCGGATGGACCGGCGCAGCGTGCCCCGCTGGACTGGTGCCCGCGCCTTGGCCGCCGCTTCGATGAGATGGCCACCGTCGGTGACGATCCGGCGCGCCGTGACCCCGGCGTCGACGATCATCTTGTCGATAGCGTCGCGGAAGGCGCTCAGACCCTCGAAGACCACGGAGATGCCGTCGGCCACGTCAATCCCCGCCTATCGAAGCGAACTGGCCGAACCACTCGACCATCGGGGCGGGCTCACGCAAGTAGTCCTCGTGGGAGATGCCCATCTGCTTGCGGTAGTGGTACTCGTTCCACATGTCCGCCACGACGGGGTCGACGCCGTCGTCGTCCATGAGGGTCTGTCCCGACGCTACGACGCGGAGCTTTCGGAGCTGTCGGTAACCGCTTTTGGGTCGGCCATCGCATCGGGGCTGAAGTCCGGCGACAGTTCCTTCACGAACTCGACGGCCGCGGTGGTGAGCACGTTGGCCACCGGCACGGGAAGCGCGTCGATGGTTGCCGCGGTGACGGGCTCGGACCGTGACCACGACGTGATCATGAGTTGTATGACTTGCACGTCGCTGTCGCCGTCCTCGCCTTCGGCACGGATGGCCCGGAACAGGTCACGTCGTTGCCCGCGCGAGACCTCCCACGCCGTCTTGACCTCGGCCCACTCGCCGTTGGGCAGCTCTATCCGTCGTGGCATTCAGCCTCCTGCCTCAGTACGCAGCGGAGATGGCATTGGTGGTTACTGTGGTGATGGGCGAGAATCCCCCGTTCACCGCGTCCGTCGTGTTGGCGACGGCGGTGAAGTTGGCGTCGAGCTGTATGTAGGCCTTCCCGCTCTGCTTGATCTGGGGTGCCTCGAACTGACAGGCCGACATCTGGAACTTGACCGAATGCGAGCTCACCGGGTCGGTGAACAGGAGCACGACGGCTTGCTGGGCGCGGGTCAGGGAGTTGGCGAAGAAGGTCTGGCTCGCCTCCACGACGAACGTCATCTTGCCGGTGACCTCGATGGGTCCGGCCCAGTTGCGATAGGGCGACTGGTTCCCGGCGGTGAAGATGGACGTGGCGTTGCGCTTGATGTCGAGGGTGCCCGATTCGAGCACGGTGACCGCCGTCCCCGCGATCGACGCCGCCAGGTCCCACGCCGGGATCATGTGCTCGGTCGTCTCGGCGATGGCCGGCGCGGTGACGGTCGTCTCGGGGTTGCCGATGAAGTTGACGGTCGTCTCGACCGCGGCATCGACGCCGAAGCTGACGGAGATGTCCGAGCACTGCCCGGCGGCCATCTGGTAGGTGTTGTCGACCGAGTTGTTGACGAGCGTGTACGACGGCGGCTGCGAGCCGGTCGACGCCGAGTTGAGCAAGCCGATGGTGTGCGTGGACGCCCCACCACCCACCGAGGCCACGGTGTCGGTCGAGCCGAGCACGGAGCGGAGCAGGTTCGGGTAGATGTCGTCGTAGAGGTAGACCTTGCCGGTCCACTTGTCGAAGCGAACACCTGGCACCTGGTCGTAGACCATGACCGGTGAGCCACGGTCGGCGTCGTCCGACAGCCACTTCAGGTCCGGGGCGAGCTGGGGTCCGATGACCGGCGTGAACGTGGACACCGACGCGGCGGTGCCGCGGGTCACCTCGACGGCCATGCCGAAATAGGAGTTCGCTACGAGAAACGGCATGTCTACTCTTCCTCTGGGGCGTCAGCGGCCTTCTCGGCGGCGACGGGCTTCGACTTGGGGGCCTCGGGCACGAGCGCGAGGTGGGGATGGGCGACTTCGTGGTCCACGTCGAGCTCGTCGCCGGGTTGGGGTTCCCACGTCGAGCCGTCAGGGGTCTGGAGGTCGCAGAAGACGACGGAAACGTCGCCCGTGAACCGATATCGGGGCATGACGCTCCTAGGTGTTGAGGATTTCCAGAACCGTCACCCGCCCGACCGCCTGGAACAGCGTCACGCCGCCCTTGGAGGTCTTCGGAACCGGGTACTGGAAGTGCAGATCGGGTGCGCCGATGGCCTCGCCCTCACCCCACGAGAAGATGACGGCGGGGTCTCCGGCGTTGCGGTCGGCCTCGATGTAGGCCGTGAGCGAGTCGATGAACGTGTCGAAGGCCACCTGGCCGCCGAGCGAGGACGCCAGGTCGCTTTTCAAGATGCAGAGCAGGGCCAGCTCGTAGGGGCGGAGCTTGCGGCCGTTGTGCGGGCCGTCCATGGCGATGCGGCGCTCCAACTGCGACTCGATGAACACGTAGATGACGGCCCCGATGCCCTGCCCAGCCGGTTGGAGGTAGAACAGGTCCGACTCGTTGGCCACCTGCGGCAGGGCCTGGTAGACGCTGCCCAGGTACGTGATGCTCGAGTTGACGGGGTCGAGGTAGTTGGCGATGGCCGCCCGGACTTCGGACTTCGGCATGGCTCAGTACGCGACGAACATCTGGCGCAGCGCGTCGAGCATGGAGAACGCCAGCGCCATGTCCTCGTCGCCGCCCTGGGGGATGTGCGCGGCGTGGGACACCTCGCCGATGTCGCTGACGATGAGCGCCCCCGAGCCCCGCTCTTTGATGAGCGCCGTGGTGAGCAGGATGGCCGCTTGTTTCACGACCTTGGGCAGGTTGGAGACGACGGCGGTCGTCGTGTGGTTGTTGGCCAGCGGTGACACCAGCGGCACCGACGCGTCGCCGGGGACGTAGGTCGACGCCACCGTGATCGTTTCGTCGTTCGGCACGTCGTAGAGGGTCAGGCTCGAGCCCGGATAGATGCCCAGCACGCTCGTCGGGCTGATCGCGCTCGCCCCGGAGGCCACGCTGGCACTGAGGGCCGAGTTGACCCACCCGTTGACGTAGGTCCACTGGCACAGGTACTGCTGGCGGGGCGCGATACCCGCCAAGGAGTTGAGCCCGAGCCCCACCACGCCACCGGGCGAGACGATGAACTGCGTCGGCTCGATCCAGATGTTGCCCGCGGGGACGACCGAGGCCGACGTGCCCACCGTCGCCCCGTAGGTGAACGTGCGGACCTCCATGATGGGCCAGAACAGCGGGTGGACGATCAGTTGCCCCGAGTTGTTGCCCCAGATGCGGGCGTTCTCGGTGTTGAGCGTGGCTGTGAGCGTTCCGTAGGCCCCGAGGCAGTACGTGTCGACCATGGACGAGGCCCGCCCGATGGTCTCTTGCAGCGCGATGGTCTGTGCCGGGCCGGTGCCGCCGGGCAACAGGTTCGACGTGTCCATCGCCGTGGGGGCGTTGTCGTACTCCACCGTCGTCAGATAGGCCGACGTCTGGCCGTAGGAGGCGTTGAACGGCGCATAGGCGATCGTCATGCCACCCTCGCTTTACGAGCCACAGAGAGGACGCCTGGCGCCTCTGGGTCGGTTCTCACGTCGACGGGTTCCAGCCCGCTCTCCACCAACAGCGCCGTGAAGCCGCCCGTGCTGTACCGCCAGTAGTCGCCGGGGTAGTCGTGCAGCGGAAAGACGCCGCGCTCGTCGTAGCCGCGGGCCGTCAGGATGAGGTAGCCGTCGGGTTGGAGCCCTCGGGCCATCTCGGCCACCGAGAGCCACGGCGTGGGGTCGTGCTCGAGCATCTCGGTCGACACGACGACGGCGAAGGACTCGTCACCGAAGGGGAGCGCTCGGGCGAGCGCCACCTGGTCGACGCCCGGCCCGGCTTGCATGTCCACGCCGAGGTAGGCGCCGCTGAAGTAGTCCCGCACGGTCCCGTTGACGTTGTACGAGCCGACTTCGAGCACGGAGCGCCCGGCCAAGCCGAGCGAACGCACGTAGCCCTCGACGTACCGGCCGACGCTCTGGTGCATCAGTTGGTGTAGGCCATGAGGTGGCGCACGACGCGGCAGCCCTCGACGTGGGAGATCACCACGAGGTTCGACGCCAGGTCGACCTCGATCTCGGGCGACGTGCAGGTGCAGCCCGCCGCGTCCAGTTGTGCTCGGATGGACAGGTCGAGGTCGTCATGGTTCACGCCGCTACCGCTTCCCTGTTGGGGGCAATCTCCGACAGCACCGACAGCCACTGGTGGACCTGGTTGGCGATGCTCAGTTCTTCCGCTCTGGCCCGGTTGGCTTTTCCCTCGGCCCGGCGCACTTCGGAGTCGAGCAGGTCGTCCAGGTGCCGTCGCCACTCACGGGGTGTGCGGGCGAGCCGTCCGACGCCGAGCAGCTCGTACTCGGGGGTGCGCGAGGCGATGAACGGGATACCGCACGCCGAGGCTTCGAGCCCCTTCAGCCACGACTTGGAGTAGTTGAAGTCGGACTTTTCCAGCGGGACCAGGGCCAGGTTGATGGGGTCCCACAACTCGGGATAATCGGCGATGTGGACCAGCGGGTTCGCCGCCACCGACGTCTTGTTGAGGTTGAGACCGAGCTGGTCCCACGCCTTGGGGACACCCTTCTCCTCCGAGTCGCCTCCGTGGTAGAAGGGCAAGCCGTTCTGTTCGAGGAACGGGCCGAGGATGCCGCAGAGTTGGCCCAGGTCGTTCGCCCGCCACTGGATGCCGCCGACCCAGCCGACCATGCCGTTGCGGCCGGGGTCGTGGACCTGCCAGCGCTCGATGTCGATGGCGTTGCGGCAGATGAACGTCGGCGGTCCGAGCCGTTCGCAGAAGCGGGCCAGCGGAGCCGTCGAGCAGATGATGGCCGAGGATGCTTCGAGCATCTTGCGGTAGTGCGCCCGGTTGAACGTCGGGTTGGTCGCCGGGTTGGTCGTGTGGTACGCCAGGTTGGTCTTGGGCAGCGCCCAGAAGTGGTCGTCGATGTCGTTGACGACGATCTGGCCGCAGGCGATGGCCCGCTTCGCCCTGCTCTCGCCGTCCTCGTGCATCCAGCGCTGGAAGATGACCACGTCGCAGTCGTCGTGCCACACCCGGTCGGTGCCCATGACTTGGAGGTGGCCGTCGCTGGCCGTCCGCACGGCGAAGGACAGCATCGTGTCGTAGCCGTGCTTGGCCAACTCCATGGCGGGCATGGCCAAGCGATAGAAGTACGTCCCGCCGTAGGTCGCCGCCTTGGTCCGAGTGCCGGGGATCGTCTCGAAGCGCCAGTCCGTGGAGAACGCGGCGATCTTGGTCAACCCTCGACCCTCGTCAGGTCGTCGCGGTCACACCGTGGGCAGTGCTTGATCCACGCCGTCCAGCCGCACTCGCAGACGTAGTGCTTGCCGGTGGCCGGGGTGTTGCCCGCCTGCACGTAGCCCGCAGCCCGCAACAGACGAGCGTCACGGACGTCGTCCACATGGATGAAGTCCCGGCGGTCGTTGTCGTAGCGGGTGACCTTGCCGTTGCGGCGTTCGACGGTGATCCCCTTGGCGCTGGCGTCGGAAGGGAACATGCGCGGCAAGACACACCTCCGGGGATCGAGCGAAGATGCCGTCCGCGGGTCATCACCCCCGACGGCTCTCGGCGTGACCGAGCTGGTTAGTGGTCGCGGCTACGACGGCCCACCACATCTGCTTTCGCAGGCGCTCCCGCCGTCGGAATCGAACCGACGCGCCGTGCCAACACGGGAGGATGCTGCGACGTAACTCGGCGATCTACCCTTGCGTCGTGGGCAGTGATCTCTCCGAGCTGTTGTGCTAGGTGCGTCTAGCCGGACTGCTGGACGCCCTGGATGAGCCCGGACCATGCCGGCGCGTAGTGCGCCATGGTGCCGATCTCAAGGGTGGAGGCGTCGTAGGTGAACTGCTGGACCGGCCACTGAATGGCCACGTAGTCCTGCACCATCGCCATGACCGAGGTCTCGGTCACGTTGGAGTCAGGAATCGGCAGGGTCACCGACCGCACCATCACGTTGCCCTGAGGCATCCACGGGTGGACGTAGAAGTCCAGCACCTTCCCAGTCACCTGGTTGTAGATGGATTGGACGACTGCGCCAGCGGTCACGCCGCCTGCGGGCTCTTGGACGTACAACTTGTAGTTGTTCACGTTCGAGCCGGCCAGCAATGCGTTGGAGAGCTGGTTGCGGTCGTGACCGTTGAACCACGCCTCGTCCGGGTCGGCCTTGACCGAGTCGTACACGGTGGAGAACAGGGTCTGGAACTCGATGCCGGGCGTCGAGGTGGAGAACGTCGAGTTGAGCCGGTTCACGTACCCACCGCTTGCCGCGATGTTGGTCAGCAACCCGTCGAAGTTCGTGGCCACCGCAGACTGGTCCGCAGCCGAAGCCGCGGTGCTGGGTCCGCTGGTCGGAGCCGACGTGATGAAGCCAACGTTGTACCCGGTGCGTCCGGCGTAGAAGTATGTCCCGCCCGATGCCGAAGCGATGAACAGGTTGTACCCGAGCGCGCCGGCCACGTCGGCCTTGATGTCGATCTGGATGGCGTTCCCGGCGCCCACGGCGACCGAGGCACCGGCTGAAACCGGACCCTGGTGCATCGTGGTTCCGTTGGTGCCGAGCAGGTCACCCGCGTCAGCCGCGACGGCCACCCACCACGTTGCCGCGGTGAGGGTCGAAGAGCCCGCCGGGGCGACAGACGCTGCCACCGAGGCCGCGCTGGTGATGCTGGCCGCAGCCAGTGCGCCGGCGTAGCCGTTGCCCGTGGTGCCACGACCGTAGAGGTCGAAGCGCTCGTCCATCAGCATGGTCGAGTAGAGCAGGGCGGTGTTCGACAAGGACCGGATGTCCTCGAAGCCCTGACCCTGGTACTCGGCCTGCCACGACACGGAGTCCGACAGACCCCACGAGACGTAGCTGATGACCACGTCGTAACCGTCGTAGCTGATGTACGGCGGCCGGACGTAGGCCAGTCCACCGGGACCGGTGTTGGTAGTGGATTCGGTGATACCGGGCTGCAGGGTGGTTGCCCCGCCAGTTCCGGTGCCGGTGAATCCGCTGATGACCTTGAACCGACGCGACGCACCCTGGGCGCGCACACGCGGGATGCTGTTACGCAGCGGCGTGGGACGCGGGGTGAGCAGCTTCGCCGGGGCTTCGAGGTCGAAGGGGACCAGACCGGTCGAAACCGGGTTCGAAAGCGTCCACTCCTTGCTCAGCAGCTCGGCCTTGGAGCCGGTCAACTGGGCGTTGAGCGCCGCCATGACGGACGGGTCGAGGGACTTGGCCATCTCCAGCTCTTCGAGGGCCTTGCGGACCTCGGCGCGCTTGTCGGCACGCTTGGCGATGCGAGCACCCGAGGATTCGTGCTGGCCGTCGAAGTACGTCTCGCCGGTCAGACCCGAGACAGTCGAGTCGGTGGCGGCCTTGACCAGAGCGTCTTTGCGCTCGGCCATTTCCGCCGGGGAAGCCGCATCAGCGAACAGATCGCTGGCGCGGGGAAGTGCAGCAGCCATGTGGCTCTACCTTTCGGGGAGTTAAGCGGTCTCGGCGAGACGCGCCCGGACGGCCTTGGCCTTGTCCAGGTAGCCTCTGCGGAGGTCGCTGTCAGTTGTTTCCTTCGCACGCTGCTCGAACTCCGCAATCTGGAGGTCCAGCACGTCGCGCTCGGTGGCCTTGTTCAGGTCCGCCGTGGTGCGGGTCTTGACCGGCCCGCCCGGTGCCGCCATCTTCTCGACGGTCGCCAGCCGGTCCTTCAGGCTGTCCAGGTTCGCCATGAACCCGTCAACGGCCTCTTTGACCACGGCAACCGCCGCCAACGTGGCAGCTTCTTTCTCTTCGGCCTTCGCCGCCTTCGTGGCGGCTTTCGCCTCCGCCTCGGCGGCCTCTTCGGCCTCGATCTCTTCGGGCGTCATCTCCGCCCGCTTGGCCGCGCGCTCGGCGTCCTCGGCCTCGCGCTGGGCAGCCGCTTCGGCTTCCTTGGCGACCTTGGCCTCGGCCTTCTCGGCTCGCTTGGCTTCCTTCGCGGCTCGACGAGCTTCATCGCGCTCGTCGAGGAGCTGAATGAGCTCGTCTTTGGTCATGTCGAGAATGTCTCCTGACTTGGAAGCGTCGTCGTCCGACGCCGCTTGTTCTCCGGCCAGCAACGTCTTGAGCGCTGCGATGGTCGCTTCGATCTGGCTGACGGACTTGGCCGACAGTCGCTTGCCGGCTTTCTCAGCCGACTCCTTGTGGGCCTCGGCGTTCTCGAAGAAGGCGAGGCGGGCCATGATGCCGAGGGCGTGGGTCACGGCGTCGAGGGCGCAGTTGGCGTCCCAGGCGTCGAACACGTCGTTGCCCTCGCCCGCCGCCACTTCGATGCTCTCGCGCTCACCGAAGTTGGAGATGAGCTGTGCGGCCTGCATGAGGTACTGGGCGGCGTCGGTGGCGCACTGGGCGTCCTCGGCCTCCCACGCCGGCGAGCCGGGCACCGGCGTCGTGGTGGGCGACGAGAACAGCGGGTTGACGCCCGAGACGATGCTGCCGTCCTTGGTCACCTCGATCTCGATGGACTTCTTCGAGTCGTCGGACACTTCGATGTCGAACTTCTTGGCCGCGGCGAGGATCTTGGGCATGGCCTTCTTGCCGAACGGCGATTGGCTGGCTCGGGCCAGGGCGTTGCGGACGTGGGCCGCATCGTTGATGAGGAAATGGCGCTTGGAGCGAGGCGTGGTCTTGCCGCCCGCATCCTTCTTGCCACCCGGCTCGATGTAGGCGAAGTCGCTGTCGGGAAGGTCGTTCTGGTCGGCCGCGGAGACCGTCGCCTTGCCGAGTTCGCTGGTGTACGTCTTGACGTCGCTGAACACGATGCACGACGCGCACTCGCACGATTTCTCGGCGTTGTCGGAGTCGGCGGCGACCTTGCCGGTGCCCTTGCAGTCCGGGCACTTGCGGTTCCCCGCCATGATGGTGCCCTTGCCCTTACAGGTCTTGCAGTCGGCCTTCTCGGCGTCGGCCTTCTCGGTCAGCTCGAGCACGTCGTCCTCTGTCAATGCCGGGCCGGTCGGTTCGCCGGATTCGTCGAGGGCTTTCAGCATGAGCACCGGAAAGCCGTTGGCCCCGGATTTCACGCCGTCGACTCGGTCTGGATCGAACTCCTCCAGCTCGGTGATGGCTACTTCCACGTCAACTCCTCAGATTGGCGACGGCCTCAGCGGTGGGCACGCGTCGCTTTGCACGTCCTTGCGGCGAGACGCCGCCGATCCGACCGGATTTCACCAGCGGCCACGTCTCCTCGTTCCATTGGATACCGAGGAGCCAATCGCCCGCTTTCACGACTTGCTCTGAACCGTCAGCCGCTTCGATGTGCCAGTCCGGGCCGCGCCAGATGTAGCTCTCCACCACGTCGCCCGCGCCATCCGTACCCCCGCGATGCCAGAGCCCAATCTTGGGCGACTTGCGCAGGTAGTTCCACGCCGCGGTTTCAACGGCGGCGGCGGATGCGAAGTCCCGGTGCCCGTCGGCGGCGACAGACACGTCGGGCTTGTTGGCTGGATAAGCGACCGTCAGCGTGTATCTCTGCTCGTCGGCCGATTTCACGACGATGCCGGACAGTCCTTCGGCCGTCGATGGCTCAACGACGTCGGGCTCGACGCTGACGCGCACGGTAAAGCTAGCTTCGGGCATTCGTCAGTCCTCTCGGCTGGCCCACGGCACCAGCACCAGCGGTACGCCCGCGGCGACCGCCGACTTGGCGTTCTGCCGACTGTTGTCGACGAACACATGGACGTGGTTGTCGGTCAGCCACTGGGCCTTGCGGTCGTGCAGGTCGTCCACCTCGCCTGCGGGGTGCGCGGCGAGCACGACCAGGTCGTCGTAGCACTGGCCGCAGCCGAGCTGGTTCAGGTAGTTGGCCTTGTTCACGAAGTCCTGCGGGGTGACCTCGGTGTCCGACACCCCGGTCACGACGGTGACGGTGTGGCCTGCCGCCTGCAGCGAGGACATGAGCGATTGGAACTGACGAGGGGCGGCGTCGATGGAGCCGTCCAGGTCGAGCGCGACTCTCATTACGAACTCACATTCACGACCGGCAACGCGGCACAGCGGCAGTTGGGATGCAGCGGCGGCTTCTCGTCGTCGCCGCCGACGTCGTAGTCCTGGCCGTCATGGGGCAGGCACAGCGGGCAGGCGTCGGGCTCGGCGATCCATTGCCACTGGGCCACGCCGTTCTCGGCGTAGGTGTTCATGGTGGACTCGGTCATGGCCCGCGCCGTCTCGGTGTTGGCGATCATGAGCGAGCGAGCCGGATCGGCGACCACGTCGGACATGTCACGGGCGATGGTTTCCACCGAATCGCCGCTCGACAGTCCCGACACGAGGGCCGTCGTCAGCCGGCCCATGGCTGCGTCGGTGATCCCCTTGATGGTCACGTCGGCTGTGTCCAGCAACCCATCGAGCCCGAGACGCTCCACCAGCGATGCGGCGTTGGCGTCTCCGGGTTGCCAGTTCGCCCAGTCGATACCCGCCACCACGTCGACGACACCGGCCACGACCGTGGCCCCCGCACCGATGCTTTGTGCCGCGGCGTGGGTGCCCGCCAGTCCCGCTTCGCCGTAGAGGCGGGCGAGGACTCGGCGAAGTTCCGCGGGGTCCATGGTCACGGCCTGGTTCACCGCGTCGGCGGCGGCCTTTTGGTCCTCCGGGCTCATCGCCTTGTTGAGCCGGGCCTTGGCCGTGGTGATGGCCGCGTGGATGCCGTTGGCCGTGAGCGCGTCGGCGATCAGCGGGGCGTAGTGCTCGACCAGCTTGTCGTGGAGCTTGTGGCCTGGGTGGTCCTCGTAGGCGGCCTTGGCGGCCTCAGGCTCGAACAGGTCGCACACGTGCCGGCGGTCCACCGTGCCGTCCACCTTGGCGCACAGACTCGGGGCGTCGCCTTGGTCGAGCCGGAAACGGCAGACGTGGCACGTCTCGTCGGCCCGGTCAAACGGTCGATAGTTCGCCTGCTGCTTGGTCAGCTTGGCCCCGCCCGACGGCAGGGCGTCGGCTTTTAAAAGGGCGACCTCGTAGGGGTCGTGGTGGTGGAAGACGAACTCCCGGTCGTGGTCCTTGGCCAGGAATCGGGCGTACGCGGCCTTCTCCGCCGCCTTGGCGTCGGCCTTTACTTTCCCTGACGACGGCGCTTTCCCGTTGGCGGGTTTGGCCGGCGGTTGAGAATCGCCAGCGTCATCGCCACCGCTCCCAGCGTCAGGATTGCTATCACCTGAGCCGTCATCGTTCTCCTCGGCCGGTTGTCCCGGCACCTGGCCGTTCTCGGCCATCTGCACGGCCATCTGGTGACCCGCGGCCTGGGCCTCCAACTCGCCCTGCTGGGCTTCGAGTTGTCCCGCGAGGAACTGGACGCCCTGGGCGGTGGTGATGGCGAGCTGGTCCGCTTCGGGCTCGTCGGCCAGAGGCAATCCGGCCTTGGCTCGCCACTCGTTGCGCTTCAGCAGTCCGGCGCCGACCTTGGCCACGTCGGCTTGGGTCTGCTGCAGGTGGTCCTCGTCGTCGCCTGCGCCATTCACGGTGGCCGTGATCTCGGGTCCGATGCCCAGGAATCGACGGGCCAGGTCGTTGAGCACGTCGATGACCCAGTTGAGCATGGCCTTGGTGCTGTACTCCTGCACCTGGTCGGTCTGGCCTTCGGTCTGGCCCTTGCCCGAGGCCAGCGCGTGCTTGGGCTGGACGCCGAGCGCTTGGGCGGCCACGCCGAACCGGGAGGCGATCTGGCCGATCAGCCAGTCGTCGTAGTCACTCTTGTAGTGCTCGTCGATCTGGGGGACGATCGTCGGCTTGAAGCCGGGCCGCAGCATGAACATGGACTGGCGGCGCTCGATCTGGCCCGTCAGCCGGTCGTTCATGACCCGCTCGTAGTAGGCGAGCTGCTCAGGCGTCCACGACTCGGTCTCGGCCGTCTCCATGAACACCCTCGGCACCACGCCGTTGGTGTACTCGGCCCGCATCCACGACTGGCGGCCGAGGTAGGTGGTGGCCAGCGCCATGACTTCTTCGACCTGGGGGTAGCCGTAGATCGACGTGTTGCGCGGGCGGCGGATGTAGTACCCGAGCTGGTCCAGGCTGAACTCGTCGTCGGCCTCGCCCGGCGTCTGTTGGAACTCGCCGCGGGGAAAGCCGTAGAGGATCTGTGCGTACGCCGGGGATGGCGGCTGGGGCACGCGGCCCCGGTTGTCGAGGTAGATCTTGACCGTCGAGGCGTCGACCAGTTCGAGGTTGCGGATGCTGCCGTCGAGGTTGTAGCTCGGGTAGATGGCCACGCCGTCGTAAACGAGGTGGTCCCACATGAACGCCTGCAGCCAGTCGGAAAACGTCTGGCCCATGTCGCGGTCGGGGCTCTCGAAGAACTGCTGCACCCGGTTGAGCTCGTCGCCGTGCTGCTCGCGGGCGATGGCCGTGGCGCGGGCCGAGTTGGTCTCGCCCGTGTCCGCCATGATCTGTTGCAGTAGGGTCGGACTGAAGCCCCACGACCAGTCGTAGCCGCACAACTCGTCTTGCTTCAACTGGATGCAGCGGTTGACCACGTCGCACTCTTCGGCCAGCCACCGCAGCATGGTCCACGGCACCTGGCGGTCGACCAGCTGCAGGTTCCACGCCACGAGGTACTCGGACCGGCGCGGGGCGGTGCGACCGTTTCGACCCGTGGGGTCGAGCGAGTCGGGCACCATCGGATAACCCGGACCGAACAGGCTGTTGAACGTCGAGTCGACGCGGGGCAGCGGGGTCTGCATCGTCCCGCCGCCGGTCTGGCTGAAGGGCGACGACGGGGTCGGCACCGGGTAGGTGGCGCCGCCGGGGGTGTAGTTCACGCCGCCCCGCCCGTTGGCCGCGGCCTGGGCAATCGCTGGGGTCAGGGCCTTCGCCAGCTCGTCGTAGTCGATGGCGGGCGCGCGTCGGCGCAGAAATCGTGGCGCCATGCTGGCCTTTCGGGGGGTAGAATGCGGTGTTGACCTGCGGGCCGAGGTACGCCGATCACGACTGGGCGACCACGTATGAGATGACCCGCGTCTGTCGCCGCTGCGGTCTGGTCGACCTCGGCGGGACGCGCTGGGTGCGGCTCATCGCCAGGTGGCTACGGAGCTTGCGCTAGCCCTCGATCACGATGTTGCGACGCCGGGCCTTGGCCACGTGCATCTTCTTCGCGTGAACCTTCTTCACCTTGGCCGCGGCGTGGGCCTTGACCACCGGGTGGTGGACGGCGATCTTCTTCACCTTGTGCGCCTTGGCCCGCACGGTGTGGTGGGTGGTGTGGGTCTTTCGCATGGTCAGTCCGGCCGGTAGAAGACGAGCTGGCGACGAAGCTCGGCGCGCTCGTCTTGGGTGAGGTCTTCCGACGACGGTCCCGTGCCGAGGTAGCTAGCCACGATCGGGCAGAACGGGCACAGGCTGGTGTCGTGGCGCACGTCGCAGTGGAAGCACTCAGCCATGCCGTTGGGCAAGAGGGTCAACTCGGCCACCTTGCACATCGGACAGATGGTGCCGGCGGTGTTCAGCGGACCTCATCGATGAAACCGAACTTGAGGCACTGGTCGCTGTCGAGCCACCAGTCGGTGCGCTTGACCTTGCGCTCGATGGCCACGGCCGACATCTTGGAGCGCTCGGCGAAGATCTTGTACACGCGCTTCTGCACCATCTTGAGCAGCCCGGCTTCGTCTTCGATCTCGGACAGCTTGCCCACGGCCTGCGACGAGACTTCGTGGATGAGCACGACCGACTCTTTGGCCATGACCCGCTTGTCGCCCGCTTGCAGCAGGATCCCGCCCATCGAGGCGGCCATGCCGACGCACACGGTGGTGAAGTGGTAGCCCTCGGCTCGCATGACCTGGATGTGATCCCACAAGGCGAGGCCGTGGAACACCGAGCCACCGGGCGAGAAGATCGACAGCTCGATCGGCGGTGGCGTACCGTCTTCGTCACGCGGGTCGGTCCGGCGCCAGTAGTTGAGCTGGTCGATGCACTTCTGCACCGCACCGCTGTCCACGCCGCCGTGGAAGTTGTACGTGTGGAAGTGATGCGGGTCGGCCAGTTCGCGCTTGCGCTTCTCGTCCTCCCGGTCGGCGTCGTTGCGAACCTTGACCAGGTTCGCCTCCTGCGTCTGCGCCTCGACCTCGGCCAGCCTCGCCTCAGCCTTGAGCTTCTCCGCTTCCGCTGCGGCGTGGATCCGAGCGGCTTCCCCTTCAGCCCTCGCCTTCTCGGCTTCGGCTTCCCATTTGGCAATCTCCGCGGCGTGGGGCTCGCGTTCGGGTGCGGCGGTTTCGGTCACGCGTTGGCTCCTTTGCTTCGTTGCGAGGTGAGGCAAACACCTGTTCGTGTAGAATGGTCCACATGGACAGGAAGACGTGTTCCCGATGCGGCCAGACCAAGCCGTTATCCGCTTTCAAGAGAGCGAACCGACGCCGGTGCGCCGAATGCGACCGCCAGTACATGGCGGAGTACCACATCAAGAACTACCCCCGCACCCTTACTCATTGTGCCGAGTGCGGGGGTGAGCGGCGTAATGGTGATGGCAAAGGCAAACGCTGTCCCGCCTGTCGCCAGAAAGACGAGGAGACTCAAACTCGCTGGTGTGGCCGATGCTCTCAGCGCAAGCCTTGGTCGGACTTCCACTCCCCCACCGAGACGAAGGGGGTTCGCACGATCTGCAGGAGGTGTGGCGATGACCAGCAACGGAGACGTCGACTTGCGTTGAGCGGCATTCCCAGCTCTGCCGAGTTGGTGTGCGCTAGATGTGGCCGAGCCGAAAGTCAGGTAGATCCTCAGCGGGGTCATGTGAAACGCTTGGCGATCGACCACGATCACGGATGTTGCCAGCGTGGCTGCGTCCGATGTACTCGCGGCCTTCTCTGTATGGAGTGCAACATTCGCATCGGCTACATCGAAAAGATCGAACCCACAGCGAGGCTGGCCATGCTCCTTGGCGACCTGCGATACATCAGCGCAGGCGTGTCGGCGGCAAACTCCTCAACAGATCCAGGGCCGCCCGAGTCTGGTCTGGCATCAGCGTCGTAGGTGGCGATGCCCAGGGGGACCATTCGGACGCCTTGCCGTCATCAGTGCCACCCAAACCACGTCCGCACTTCGAGCACCGTTGGGCATCGGCGGCGTTGGGCATTCCGCATTGAGGACACGGGGATGGAGGCTTTCGAGCCAGTCTCGGGCCGCCGCTGCGCCGGGTGAGACCAGGCCTAGTTCAGTGATGCCGTGGACCAAGGCGTCGACGCGGTCCGGGGAGTCCGGATCTTCGGGGGTCCACGTGGTCATCTGCTCTTCGAGCTTGGCGAAGACCCCAGCTGGTCCGACGTGGTGGACCCGCTGTTGCTCGTAGAGAGCGGCGACGGGCTCGGCTCGGAGCTTCTTGCCCTGCTTGGCTTTCACGGCCTTGTACGACAATCCCGGCGCTACTGAGCGCATCACGCTCTCGACGAGGTCGAAGCCCTGGTTGACCTCGGCTACGACCCGGTCGGCGCCGAACTCCTCGTAAGCCTGGACGGCTCGACGAGCCCAACCGTCAGGGGAGAGCTTGCAGGTTCGGTCAGCGAGGACGTAGCCGTGTCCGTCTCGGCCTCGGGCCACGACCACGATTCCGGTCTCGTCAGAATCCTCATGAGCCGTGACCGCGGGGTCAACAGCGACCACGACTCGGCTGAATCCAACGTCGGGCTCCTCGACTCGGAATCCTTCGGCCTCGAACATCGAGTACCACCACAGGGCGCCCTCGACGTCCTCCAAGACCTCGGCTTCGAGTTCCTGGCGGCCGAGCCTCGTGCCCTCGTAGCGGGCGAGGATCTGGTCGCGCATCGTCGGGGCGAGGTTGGCCAGGTTGTCGTAGGTCGAGCCGCGGGTCAGGTGCGTCGTCTCGGCGCTGATCAACTGGCGGATGAGCTTCGTCGGGCGCGGGGTGGTGGTGACCACGACCTGGGGGCGTTCCCCGAGTCGCATGGTCAGCATGAGCTGGTCCCACGTCTCGGGGTATTCCCACGACGCCACCTCGTCGCACCAGGCTCGGTGGTGCTGGGGACCACGCAGGCGGTCGGGATGCTGTGCGCTGAACCCTTTGATGTGGCAGCCGTTCACCAGGTCGAGCTCGAGGGCGGCCAGCGAGCGGTTCCACGTCTTGACCACGTCGTGGGGCAGGACGGCGAGCAGACCCGATTCGCCTTCGACCATCGTGTCGCGCACGTCGATGTTGGTCCGGCCGACGAGGGCCACGCGGGAGTTCGGATGGGTCCGGCAGTACTCCGAGATGTCCTCGGCGCCGGTTCTCGACTTGCCGAAGCCTCGGCCGGCGAGCAGGAGCCAGACGAGCCAGTCGCCGTCAGGGGTGAGCTGGTTCGGCCTCGCTTGCAGCTTCCACCGGAGCCTGGCCTTGCTCCACGGGTCCCATTCCTGCCAGGAGTCGCTCGATTTCGGCATCTAGCTCGCTCTTGTGCTCCACGGTGTGGCGCTGCTCCACCCGGACGGGCGTGTCGATGCCGGTCAGACGGGCACGGCGTTCCTTGATGCGCAGAATGGATTGGATGGCGTGCAGGACCGGGGCGTCGTCGATCAGCGGTTCGCCGTCGATGACGATGAGCCGGCCGTGGTCGACCTTGACGTGGCGGGTGCGGAGCACGGCCATTGCGGCTCGCTCGAGTTCGTCCAGGGATTCGAGCTCGACCCGGCGCAACTCTTCGACGGCTTCGTAGGGCGTGGACTCAATCGCTCGCTTGACCCGCTCGTAGGCGGTCGAGACCGAGCACCCCTGGTGGTCGGCTATCTGCTGGTAGCCCCAGCGCTTGGCTCGCAGCTCTGCTGCTTCGGTATCGAGCCTGGCCTGGTCGATGTCTCGCTCGATGCGGCCAGTGTGGTTGTTTCGGGCTGTCATGGTGTTTCGGGCCTGTGGACGGTTACCGGTCGGTGGGGAAAGTTGCCTTTTCCCTGGTCACGTCGTCGAGCTGTCATCAGCGCTGCGCCACCATGGACGCATTTCACCCGTAGCGCCGCACTCATCGCACTGGATCTCGTCGGGAACGCCGAGGATGTCGCCGTGGGACGTGACAACCCAGTCGGTGTGAGGGCATTCCACTCTGCCAATCACCCCGCCCGCGTCGCCGCGGCCAATCTCCGCTGGTGCTTGAAGTCGCAGAACGTGCAGCGGAGTCCGGCGTCGTTGGGTGGGATCTGGTTGCAGTCGCAGCACATCAGGTGGATGCGGCGGCCGTGGGCGTCGGTGCGGGGGGCTTGCGGGTGGTGGTTCATGAAGCCGTCGATGGATGACGGGTTGTCCCACAAGCAGTTGTCGGGGAGCCAGCCGTCGTTCGGGTGTTCGAGAAGGACCACGTGGACACCACCCTTGACGAATCCGCCCCTTTAATGTCAGTTTGGCATATGAAAGTTACAACGGTGTAGTTCAACGCCGTGACCAGGGAGTTCGGTGATGGTGTCTGTGGTGTTAAGCCGTCGATTGGCTAGGTGTCCAACTGGTCCAGACATCCTTCGTATTCGCGTCGGAGCCAGCGCACAGCCTCAATGGCGTATTGCTCTACCGACGGGCTCGTAAGCACGTGGTAGCTGTCGCCCTCTTGATCCTCGCCAGCCTCAAACGCACAGACCCAGAGGGCACGCTTGGCGGCATCGAGTTCTGCCCGCAATCGGTCCATCTCGTGATTGAGCGAGTTAAAGCACGCGGTTGGCACGTGCTCATGCTCTGGGTCTTCCGGCGAATACCGGTGATACGGCATCCCACAGGCAGAGCAGGGCTGACGTTTCACTCCGCAACCTCCAGTTGTTCGGCCTTCTGTGCCCTCCGATGCACCTCGAACGCAGCCCGGTCGTGCTTGGTGACCCGGAACTTGCGCCATGCCTCGTAGCACGCGCCGCAATAACCCGACTTCGGCCTCGGCAGCGCCAGTTCTCCACAGGCTGTGCAATCCGGCACCGCCTGGACCCGCTCGAACGTCGGTGCCACTTTGAGCACGTGGTTGGCGATGTTCAGGCTGTTCTCGACTCCCTTGGCGATGGCCAGGAGGTTGGCGAAGAGGCGCTCTACCTCATTGTGGACTGGGTCACGTGTGGTGCCGAAGTCGACCTTGACCACGACCTTGTTGCCCGTGGGATCTCCGGTGCCACGTGAGCCACCTTCGCCGCGTGAGCTGGTGCGGTGACCGTCGATGGTTGCCGGTTCGTCGTCGCGGGCACAGACGTCGGGGAACAGGTGGGATAGCTTTTCGAGGTCGCTGATGCTCCGTTGGAGCCGCGTGAACACTTCGCGTTCGTGCCTTGCCTTCAACGGGCCTCCTTGGTCACGTCGTCCAGCCAATCAAATGACATACGTCGCCACCGGCTCATGCGGCACATGGTCGTTCCACTTCACCCACAGGTCGCCCCGCGCAAAGGTGTGCCACAGATCCTTGTAGCCGATCGCTGCTACCGCCGGGAAGTGAACCCATTCCGAGTGCCAGCCGCATGAGCACCTTGCGCGGCGATGGCGTGCCAGCGGCCCTTTCGACTCCATCTCGAACTGATGCGGCACTGTCGTCACGTCTCGTCTCCTGGCGAGCCCGGCAGGGCCAATGACCGATGCCACGCTTCGTGCATCGCCGTTTGCGCCGTCAGGGCACCGCACTCGTCGCACTGGTAGACGACCGCTGCCTGGCTGGCTACGCCTATCAGTTTCCCGTTGCCGTCATGATGCTCCACGCGCTCGGGCGTGAGCATCCCCAGGCGGTCGAAGGCGATGCGATGCCTCCCATTGCCGCTCTTGACCTGAGCCTGCTCACCGGGCCAATCGAACGCTGCTCCTGGCCTGTCTGGCGCAAACTCCATTACTGCCCGTCTCCTGGCGAGCTTTGCTCCGCCCGTGCCTCCTGAGCAGCCATAGCTTCCAGTTGCAGCGGCAAGAAGGCTCGTACTGTCTCGGAGACTTCGGCGTCTTGTTCTCGATAGCCCTGAGCCATGAGCGCCCGCCGTCCCTCGTCCATGCAGGCTGGACAGCCGGTGAGGCTGATGTCCGACCGGTGTCGATGCGCGTTCACGATTCATCCTTGGCTGGCGAGCTTTGCTCCGCCGCAGGACGCCCGCACAGATGCCAGCATGCAGCGGTGAAAGGCACGAAGACGCTGGTGTCGCCATCAGGATCGTGCGGGTCCCAGCCGTAGCCAGTACCGCGTCCCCAATCCTCCGTGGCTTCTGAGCAGGCCAGAACGGTGCCACATTGCCCGCAAACAGTGTGCGTGTAGCTGGCAGTTCCTGTTGCGATTTTCACGGCGTCTCCTCAGGGCCGTCGTCGGATGCCGCCAGGATGCGCCACGTCAAAATGGTGCGTGGGACAGCAGGGTCGTGCCATTCCGAGAGGACACCCTTGGGGCTGATCACCCAAGCATCCGGGATCACGACTTTGCCCCCAGACGCTCGCACACAATGGCCCACCATCTCGATTGCGTGCTGACCTTCCAGTTCTGCGGCGGCGAGCTGCTCCCGTAGGCGCTCGTTCTCTTCGATCCACGCCAGTTCGGCTTCAGTGTTGCGTGCGCCGAGCGCTAGCCGTAGGCGCTCGTTGTCGAGGGTGAGGGCGGCGATGCGGTCGTGAGCCAGCTTGTTCGCAGCCAGAATGTCGTCCCTACCCATGGCGCTTCTCCCCCGCTGACGCAATCGCTTTCCTAGCTAGTCGGGCGAAGATGCCGTGTCGCTTGCAGTCGGTATTCCGAACCAGCGCCGCCACGCAGGTGCACGGTTGGCTTTCATCGTCCTCCCACCAGTTACCCATGGCGCTTCTCCCGATGGGCGGCCAGGTCAGACCGCCAACCACACTCGGTGCAGTGGTATTCCTGGCGGCACCGACGAGGGCCGTCGTAATGAACCATGTGCATCACAAGGCTTCCGATGGCCCCGCACGCGTCGCAAACAGTCATCGACCCTCCTTCTCCCGATGGGCTCGCAGAGCATCCCCCGCCAGCTTCATCACTGCTTCCAGCAGCTTCGCTCGGCAGTCATTCCACCCGCGCTTGTACTCCGCTGATTCGGCTACCTCGTCGGGAGCCTCGCTCGGCCGCTCCCCCAACTCCCAGGTTGCGTAGAACCGGGCTTTACCCATCTCAATGAGAGACTCTCGGCAGCGGTCCATCAGTTCACTAAACGTGTCGGCAGCGGCCGTCCAGCCGGGAAGGTCCGGCGAATCGGCCCACCACGTCTCCGCCTCCTGATGGAAGTGAAGCGCCACGTCGAACGAACCGGCGTTGATTGCCGTGGGGGCCGCTCGGGCTACGTCCTCAGTCACGATGGGTCCTCCGCATGGGCGACGAGTCGGTGGTAATAGAGGCCGATGCCGAGACGATTGGGCTGGTAGTCCTGTCCTTCGGCGTCACAGTCGGCGCACGTCCAGCGACCCGTCGTCCGGTCGAGATGACCCCCGATTTCACCACCCAGCGCTTCGGCAAACTCGTTGAAAGTCTCACTCACTCGGCGGCACCTCCTCGGGAGCCAGGACGACGGTTTTGGCGTCAGGTGAAAGCCACGCGAAGTCATCGGGCACGAAGGGTCGCGCCTCGCCTTCCTTTGCCATCAACTGGAACCGCTCGCGCAGTTCTGGGTCTGCAAAGACGGCCGCTGCCATTTCCGCAGAAGCCCGCTGGGTTGGCGTTTGCTCACGCATCAGGAGCCACCTTTACAGCTTCCGCGGGCCAAGGGGTCGGTTCGAAGCCGCCTGTCCGCATGGGGCGATTGACCCAGACGATCGGGAATGAGTGACCCTTCTGTTCAATCCCACTAAGGGCTTCGGTCAGGTGCTCAACGCCGTCCGCATCGGTGATGACCACCTTGCTTCCCGCCTGAATCGTGGTGTTACTCACTCGGGCACTCCCATCGCAGCGAGCCACGAAGCGTGGCGTGGACAGAGTCGGACGGTGTCGCCGAGCCACTCGAACTCCTTGTAATCAGTCCGGCGGCACTGCTTGATGGCGTTTCCGGC